ACAATTAAAATTATCTTACCCTTGGTATATTGAAGGACCTAAAGATCATAAGTTTTTATTAACAAATAATTATTGGCAGTCAAAAAAAAATATACAAGTTTTAAACGGAGTACTTGAATTTTATTATGCTCATCAAATGCACATTCAATTTTTTACTGAAGCTAAGTCACAAGAATTAACTTTTAATTATGGTGAGTCTCCTGCAGTATTAATACCGCTACAAGGCAAAACAAAATATAAAATACATTACAACCATATATCAGCTACCGAATGGAACAAAACTCTTGCAAGTACTTTGTACCCTTATGGTACAAGAGTTGTAGTTAATAAATATCAAAAACATAAAAAGATGATAGATAAACTTACTAAAATAAAATGAGAGCAGAATTAAAAAAAGCTAATAAAAATTTTAATAAAAAAATTAAATTAGAAAAAAAATATAGAGAATATTACAAAAAAAAATTTCATAGTGGAGAAACAAAATGCTTGGAAGAATAGCAATTTTTGAAAATCCAAATGAAGAATTATTAAAATATTTAGATAACTTGCATCTTCATGTTTTAGAAAATGTACCCATTGAAAAAGCAGAAATAGGTTTTGAAGAAAATGCAAAAGAAGATGATAAATATAGAGTTACACAACTACGTTGGTTAAATGACTCTATGCCAAATTTATATAAAGAGGCTAAAGATTTAGCAGACAATTATGTAAACAAAGCTAATATGGATTGGTTTGGTTTTGATCTATCAGGAATATGTAGATATATCCAACACACAGAATATAATAAAGGTAGTTTTTATAACTGGCATCAAGACTCTTTTTTAGGAGAAGTTAAGCAGGGTATGTATGAAAGAAAACTTAGTTTTTCTATACAATTATCTGACTCAGATGCGTATACTGGCGGAGATTTAGAATTTTTAGATATACCTTCTACGCCAGAACTGAAAGAAAAACTAAGGCAGAAAGGTACAGTAATAGTGTTCCCTTCTTTCTTACAACATAGAGTTACAGAAATTACTGAGGGACAACGTCATGCTCTAGTAGGTTGGCGAGAAGGCAAACAATGGACATAAAATGACAAAAAAAAATAAAAATTCAATAGATGAATATACAGACGAGGATTTAAAACTCAATATTCATAATCTATATAAGCATCGCTGGGTCTGGTATCATACTCTGCTAGGGGTGCTTTTATTAAATACCAACGTATTATTAGTAGGGGTGCTGGTAGCAATAATAAATCTCAAATAGAGGAAAAAATGATAGATAAATTTTTATCACCCATAAGTGAAATAGTGGACAAACTTGTTCCAGATAGAACAAAAAAAATGGAATTGGAACACGCTATAAAAACTCAAATGTTTGAGCTCTCTAAACAACAAAATCAAATTAATTTAGAACAAGCAAAACACTCTTCAATTTTTGTTGCAGGAGCAAGACCTGCTTTATTATGGATAGCAGCATTAGGTTTGTTCTGGAGTTTTTTATTAGCTCCTTTGTTAAATTGGTTTGTAGTTGTTTTTGGAGCAGAAATTACACCTCCTGAAATTTCTACAGAAGGTCTTATGACCTTAACTCTTTCTCTTTTAGGTCTTGGCTCAATGCGTACTTATGAAAAAGTAAAAGGAGTAGCTAGAAATAATTTAAAACAAAATAATTCTTGATAATATGGCTGGTTTTAAAATACAAATATTCAGCGGTTTAAGCAAAAAAATCTCACCTAGATTGTTAGCTGAAGATATTGCACAAAATGCACAAAATGTTTTTCTAGACTCAGGTCGAATAGAAGGCATAAAAACTGATACAGATCATCCTTCGGAGGCAGCTGACCCTGACTCTCATCCAGCCTCACATATATCTACAAGTACAAAAACAATATTTCAAGCAACTACAAATGAATGGCTCACATTTACAGAAGATGTAGATATTATTAGAAGCCCTATTAAACAAGACTTGCATAACAGAATTTATTTTACAGGCAATGGAGGTTTCCCCAAGTATGGAGGACAAGCTAATTTAATTAGCGGTTCTGGTCCTTACCCAGCAGCATCTTTCAGATTGGGTCTGCCTACTCCAGCAGCTATAAGTTCAATATCTGTAAATAATTCTGCTGTTCCAGATGCAGGTGTCACCTCAAGGGCTTATATCTACACAGAAATAACAACTTTTGGAGAAGAAGGACCTCCCTCTCCTGTAACTTCTTCAGAAATTGTTGATGCGGCTGATGGAGCAACTGTTACTTTAAATATTCCAGCAGCTTCTTCTGGAACATATAGTATTTCAAAAAGAAGATTATATAGAACAGATGTAAATGGTTTGTTCAGATTTGTAACTGATATAGCTGGTACTTCTTCAGGTAGTTTTACTGAAGCTGTAGTTGATAGTCTTTTAGGAGAGGAGTTTGAATCAAGCGACAATTTAGCACCTCCAGATGATGATACATCAACACATCCAGATGGACCTATGTTGGGAATAACAGCTATGCCTAATGGCATAACCGCTGGATTTGCAGGTAAGACTTTATTATTTAGCGAACCTTATTTGCCACATTCTTATCCTGAAGGAAATCAACTAACAACGAAAGATGATGTTGTTGCAATAACATCTATTGCACAGGGACTCTTAGTTACTACAAAAGGAAAGCCTTTATTAGTTTCTGGAACAGACCCAAGTGCAATGGGAATGGTAGAAATTGATGCTAATTTACCTAATGCAAATAAAAGGTCTTTAGTAGATATGGGGGAATATGCAATTTACAGTTCTCCAGATGGTTTGGTTTCTGTTTCAGGTACAGGTGTGCAAGTAATTACAGATCAAATATTTACAAGAGATCAATGGCAAGATTATTATCCTTCAAATATTGAAGCTTATGAATATGAAGGCAAATATATTGCTTTTACTTTTGATGGCAGTGATAACTCAACTAAAAAAGGTTTTTTGTTTGACCCAAGAGGAGGGAAAAACGCTTTTGTAAATTTAGATTTTTATGCTACTGCTGGTTATAACGACAGGTTAAATGACATTTTATACTTAGTAATTAATGGTGACTTAAAAGCTTTTGCTCAAGGAACTTCATCAAGAACCTATTTATGGAAATCAAAAGAGTTTTACAGTAATGTTGATGTTTGCCCTTCTGTTGGGAAAGTAAATGCAGAGTCTTATAGTTCTTTAACTTTTAAATTATTTGCTGATGGAGTTTTAAAACACACACAAACAGTTGCTAATGGAAATTTCTTTAGACTGCCAAGTGGTTACAGATGTAAGTCGGTTGAGATACAGCTTGAAGGCACAGATACCATTAATGAAGTTTGTGTTTATGAAAGTCCACAGGAAATAAATTAATGCCTGAAGATTATTTAAAAAATAACAGAAAAAGAAAAGGAGCAAAAGGTTCTTTCCCTGTTCCTAGTGAGTTTGGTCCAGAAGGTAAAAGATTTGCTCAATCAGTAAATGACTCTTTGCAACAACTTACAGGCGAAAAAGGAGATAAATTAGATAGTGCTGTAACCTTTGGAGATTTAGAAAGTATAGGTTTAGTAGAAAAAAATGTTATTAAATCAACAGGCGGGAAAAGCTTTGATCTTTTACCAATAATAGATAAGGGAATAGATTTTCCAACTGCTCCAACAGGAGCATCTATAGATGGTGCTTTTAAAAATATTATTATAGATTGGGATTATCCTAATTATGCAGGTCACTCTCATACAGAAATTTTTGTTGCTGATACAAATAGTTTTGCTTCCGCAGAAGTTTCAAAAGGAAGATTGTCACCAAAATTCCTTGGTCAAACAACTGCAACTGTTTTTAGTCATGGAGTTGGTACTGGTGTAAATAAATATTATTGGATTCGTCATGTAAATCAAAATGATGTTGCTGGTCCAGTGCATAGCACTACAGGATTAAATGCTCAAACTACTTTAATTGATACTGACAGTATTGCTGATGCTGCTATTGTAAATGCAAAAATTGCTAATGCAGCGATAGATAGTGCAAAGATTGCTGATGCAGCAATTACCAGTGCAAAAATTGCAAACGCACAAATTACTAACTCAAAGATTGCTAATGCAAGTATTGATACTGTAAAAATTATTGATGGAAGTATAAACACGGCTAAAATTGGTTCTGCAGCTGTAACCTCTGCAAAGATTGGTAGTGCCGCTATAACTCAAGCAAAGATAGGTACCGCTGCTGTTGATACTCTGCAAATTGCAGGTGAAGCAGTAACAATACCAAGTTCTGCAAATGCTGGTGCAAATGCTTCTGGAGTTGCTACTGTAAGCACTTCAATAACTATGCCTGTAGCAGGTAATGTTGTTGTTTTTTTAACTTTTAATGGTGCGTATGTGGCTTTTGGCGGTTCTTATATTTATATAAAGGTTGGCGGAGTAACTTATTTTTCTGGTTATAATAACTCTTCAGGTGGGGTTTATATAACGATGCAGGTTGTAGCTGCAGTTAAAATTAGCCTACCTTCAGGAACTTCTACTGTAGTAGGAGAGTTATTGGCTTATGATGGAAACCAAGAAACTCAATCAGCAAACATTACTGTTTTAGGAACTCTAAGATGATTAAATATATAGTTTACGAAATTTCAAGTGGAAGAATTATTTATTGGGGTGAGTCTACGCTTTCATCTGTAGAAGCCATGAATGCTGATGAAGGGCAAGAGGTTTTAATAATCTCAGAATCAGTAACTCCTGACACTCACTATGTTTTTGATAAAGGGTTAGTAGCAAAACCTCCCAAACCTACAGAATATCATAAGTTCAATTACGATACTAAAGAATGGGAGGCAGATAAAGCTCGTTGTTTGATCTTACTTCGTAGAGAAAGAGATGGTCTGCTTTTTAGATGTGATTGGACCCAAATAACAGATTGTAAATTATCTGACAGCAAAATAGCTGAATGGGCTTCCTATCGACAAGAACTTAGAGACCTTCCAGAAAAATACAACAACATAGAATCTTTATCTGAAGTTATTTTTCCAAGTCCTCCATCTTAATCTTAATCTTACTTAGTTTTTCTAAAACCAGTTTTGTCATACGCAATTCTAAGGCTGCGTGTTCTGCACAATGAGGTCTTTTATTTCCCCTGTATTTTTCATGGTGCATCCAGTGAGAAAAATCATGTGTCAAACATGACCAGCCTGTATCGGTATTAATGTTGTAAACATTTTTTTTGCTCCAAGTTCTCCAATTATGTCTGCGACCTGTTTCATTTTCAAAAACAAAGGGACATTTTTTTTGAAGGGTCCTCTTATAAATTTGACGACAAATTGATTTAGCCAATTTGTAATCTATTTTATTTAATTTAAAAGGATTATCTTTGCCTGTAAAATAATACCAACGGACTTTTTGTCGTACTTGAGTAGCTGTCAAATAATCATTTGACAACCAAAGATCATTTATTTTTTTATAAATTTTTAAAGATTCTTTAGAGGTTTTCATTTGACCTCCATAGCTTTGATGCTAAGTATATCTCTTATAGCATTTTCTAAATTATGGTTTTCATAAATAGAACTTGCTCCAGAAGCTACCCTTCTATCAGATACTATCCATTTTTGTTTTTCTTCCAAATATTTAAAATTAAAGTGTATGTCTTTTTTTCCAACAGGACATTCAACTGTTATCACAAATTTATTAATCATTTTTTTCTCCTTTATTGATGAATAAAATAGAAGTGTAACATATAATTACAAAAGATTCAATAATTAATTTATCAAGATATATAAGGATTCTGCTTTGATACAAGTATTAAAAGATGGTATCTTCTAATTAACTGTATGATTATTAGGAAGCTTGAGTTAGATGATTATCATCAATGCCTCGAAATAGGAAAAGGTTTTCAAGAGAATAGTCTTTTTTCTGTAGCAGGATGGGATATTGATAAATATAATGATCTAATAATTCAAGGAGCTAATACAAGTTCTTCAGATGTTTTTGCTTGTGTAGCAGAACTTGAAGAAAAAGTTATAGGAATTTTTTTTGGATATGTAACGGAATACTTTTTTTCAAAGAAAATACTAGCTCAAGACTTAATAGTTTTATTTTTACCTGATTACAGAAATTATGCTTATGAGGGATTAAAAGTTATGTTAAATAGATTTGAATCTTGGGCTAAACATAAAAATGCTGTAGAAATATGCATTGGCTCTTCTACAAATCAAGTAAGTAAAAGTTATAAAAAATTTCTAGAATCTAATGGCTATAGTGAAGTTGGATTCATAACAAAAAAGAGGATTTAATATGTGTGGTGGTGGTGGTAAAGGCGGTCCAGCCTCAGTAAAAGATACAGCGGCTCAAAAAAAATTAGCTGAAATTGCAGCAAGAAGATTTAATCTTTATCAACAATATTTTGTGCCCTTGGAAAATCAATATATACAAGATGTTTTTAGCTTGGGAGATGATGCTTCTTTTGAAAGCGTAGAATCTTTTGTAAATGCTTTACAGCAACCAGAATATCAAGCTACACGAAAGGGAATAGAAGCGGAAGCTTTTGCAAGGGGTATGGACCCAACAAGCGGTCAATATAGAGGAGCAGTTGAGAATGTTATAAATCAATCTGCAAGAGGAGCCTCGTTGGCAGCAGCTGAGGCACAGTCAGGTCAAGCCGATATAAAATATCAAGGCTTACAAAGTCTTATAAATATTGGACAAGGACAATCAGGCAAAGCAATTGCTGGTATAGGTGATGTTGCTTCTTTAGCAACTGAAAGAGCAAAATCTGAGGCTCAAACAGCAGCGAATAATTATCTTGCAAGACAATCTTTAATTGGAACAGGAGTAGGTACAGGAGTTGGTTTATATATGGCTTCTGGAGGCTTTGGTAAATAATAATGGGACCATATCTTGATACTCAAATGGGACAAGCAGCTCTTGGAGCAGGACTAGGCATTTTTTCGCCCCCCCCTAATATTTTTGGTGCGGTCCAACCTAATATATCTACACCTTTTGTAGACCCTACTGCTACTGGAGATTTTGGAGCACAAGAAACTTTATCGAGACTATATGAGGCAGAATTTCAAGATTACTTAACTAGATTTTTCCCAGTAGAACAAAGGCTAATATCAGAAATGCAAGAAGGCTTTCCAGAACAACAACAAGCCGAAATAAATAGAGCTCAATCAGTTGCGGCTAGTACCTTTGCAAATTTAAGAGGGCAAGAGCAAAGGAGACAAGCAGGTTATGGTATGAATGTAGGACAAACAGCTAATAATTCTTTAGACAGAACTGAAACTAGTTCTATTGTGGCGGCAAAAAACTTTGCTAGAATGAGATCAGAAGAAAGAAGAATGCAAATTCTTTCTGGCGGGTTAGGAAGTATTACACAACAAAGAACAGCGGTATAAAAATGGCAGCAAAAGGATTAATTGGAATAGGAAGAGTGCAAAAAGATCAGGCAATGAGAGCACTGACTGAATCTGCAAAACTAGAAGCACAACAAGAACTTGCCGAAGAATCTCTTGAAAGACAAAAAGATATGGCAGCGGCTCAGACAAAAGGTACACTGGCAGGTGTGGGTGCAGCTGTGGGATATGGCGGAGCTTTTGCAAGTGCTGGTGCAGCTGCTGGACCTGTAGGAGCAATAGTAGGTCTAGTAGGTGGCTATCTATTAGGGGAGCTTTTCGATTAAGATGGCAACAGATTTTTCAACAGGCTTTAATCGTTCTTTGTCTACTATGTTGGGCTTTGCAAGACTGGGTGATAATTTAGTTGAAAAAGAACTAGCCGAAGAAAAATTACAAGCACAAACTCAACCTTTTGTAGATTTAGAAGCAAAAGTACAAGACGGAGATGCTACAGTTTTAGAAACTGATGTTTTTTCCACAGCCAAAACAAATCTTATAGATTCAAATATTAAGGAGTTAACTTTTCAAGAATCTGAAAGAACTTCAGAATTTAGAAATACAACGCTTGATAATGCTTTTTTAGCGAATTCTTTTGATTATCTTGCAGATGTTTCTGACCAAATAGAAAAAGGTACGCTTAAAAGAGGCTCTAACTCTTACGATTTAGCAGTTCAAATTGGTTCTTCATATTTTGACCAAGTTTCTGAAAAGGGATTAGATATTTACGAAGTAATAAGCCCAAAGTATGTAAAGGCTTTAAAAGACTCAAGACAAGCCTTAGATTTATTGCAAAATGGAAATCCTGCTGGACTAGAAGCCTTAGCTGACAATAGCGATTCTTTTAATGAAATATTTAAACCAAAAACAACAAACTATTTTGGCAAAAGATTTGTGAGTAGTGATGGAAATTTTGAAGGAAAAATTATTGATGTAAATACTGATTTATCAAATACTCAACTTACAGAAAATTCGGAAGCTGCAATTATCAAAGGTAATTTTACTGTTCGTAATGACGACATATATAAAGCAGCAATAGAGAAAGGAGCCTCCAAAGAAGCCGCAGAAGCTCAAGCAACAAAAATTTTTAGTAGTTATATGCCTGACATTACTTCAGATGTTATAAAGCAATCAGATAAAAATTTAGGAGATGCAGTACAGGTTTCTGTCAAAGATATGGTCGATTTTGCTGGAAGCAGTACACAACTTGTTAGCACTATTTTAAGAACTGGCAATGCTGAAATGTTTAAATTTGTTGCAGAGGCTAAAGATAATTCTCAAAGGAGAGCAAATGTATTAGACCCAGAAGAAATAGCTAAAATAAATATTAAAGTTCTTGAAACTTATAATAATCAATTTGATAAAATTAGAGAATCTTTTGTTAAACAAGGAGGGAATAAACTTCTCGAAAGATTTAAAAGAGGAACCGATAAAAGAAATACAGCAAGAGAGTTGGCTAAAGTTTTAGAAATTCTTGGACCCAAAAAAAACGAATTTACTAAATTTATTCAACCTCATTCTAACGAATCATACAGAGAAGAAGGTTTATTTGAGTGGACAGGTGATTTAACTGATTCATCTATACAACAAGCCTTTATAAACACTTATCCTTCTAAAGAAGAAATTAGATCAGATTTAATGATGGGGCAAAAAACAGAGCCGAAAGGTTTTCCAGCAGTTCCATCTACAGATGAACTTAAATTTATAAAAGGCAATGAAAGTTTTGATGTAAGTACTGCAAATTACAATTCTGCTATTTCACAACTCGAAAATAATTATGGCAAAGATTTTCTTGAAAATGAAATACAAACTATTAAAAGTGTTGCAGCAGCCAGAAAAATTGATTTGTCAGAAAAAGAAATTTTATTTTTATTACAAAAATCATTGAGGTAGCTAGATGGCTACACAAAAAGAACTAAATGATATTCTTGGTGAAATACAGCCAACTGTTGATCTTCTAGAAGAAGAAGAGGAAAATTTAGATGCACCAGCTATTGGAACTATAGCTGAAACTCCTGTTACAGAAGAAATAAAAGAAGAATCTACTTTATCAAGTGAAACTCTCGATACACTTGCAAAGGATGTACAGGTTAGAAAAACTTTCAAAGTTCCTCAATTTTTAGTAACAAACAATCCAGCTGGTTTAATTGCAGAAGGTTTGCTTAACCCAGAAAAAACAAAAAATGACATTAACAGCTTGTATGATTCTTTTACAGAATTTTTTACAGATGTAGTACCAGCAGGTTTAAAATCTACTTTTCCTACTGTTGCCAACGCTTTTGACATTGCGAGACAAAGAAAAATACGGGAAGATGTGGATGTAGCTACAGGCAGAGAAGAGCCTCCTGACAGTCTTATAAGTCCAAATCCTTTTATATTTTCTGATATAGAAATAGCTGTTAAAAAAGATGAGTTTAGAAAATTTCAAGAAGAAACTTGGAATCAAACTCCGATAGCTAAAAAAGCTGAAATTATTGAAAGCATTACCAGTGATTATGATGCTCTTGAAGAGAGAATTAAAGAAAGGGAAAAATATATAGAAGGAGTGTATGAACAACATGGATTAGGCAAAGAAGGCAGGGCAGCTGCTTCTGGAGTTACATCTTTCACTTTAATGGCACCTGCTTTTATAACAACTGCTTTAACTAGGAATCCAGCTTTTGCTTATAGTATTTTGCCTGTCTTTGGACAACTAGAAAGCACTGCAACTTATAGAGAATCATTACAAAGTGGTTTGACTCATAGAGAAGCCGCAGCTGCTGGTGATGTTTCTGGGGCTTTAGAAATAGGAACTGAACTTATAAGCCTTCCTTTTGTGACAAGAGGTTTAAAAGCTTTTAGACAAAAAAATAAAGGTAAGTTAGAAAATTTCATCACAAACGGATTTGCAACAGTAGCTACAGAATTAGGAGCAGAAAATTTAAATACTTTTTTACAAGAAACCAATAAAGCTGTTAGAGGTGTAAAAAATGAACTTAATATAGCTTGGAATTTGAAAGACGACCCAACTTATAAAGGTCCTAGTTGGATTGATGTTTTGAGAGATAATGCAGAAATGACAACTATTGCAACTTTAGTAGGTGCTGGGGGAATAGTTACAACTCAGGGGGCAGTTCAATATGCTCCAGAAGTAAAATCATTTTTAAATTCTTTAGACCCCAATGTTGGCAGGAAAGTAGCTAGAGAGCTTGATACCATGTCAAAGGAAGTAGAATCTAATTTTCATGCGATGGATGATACTTTTTTAAGCTTGGCTAAATATGCGAATAGACAGGGTATTATGGGAAGAAATTTTGGTAGATTTTCAGCTAATGAACCCATAGATTTAAAAAACGCAAATATTGACCAACTTCTCAACCCTACAAGAGAAAGTTTTGAATTAGGGGCTCCTGACTTTTTAGTTGATGCTGAATTAACAAAAAACATTTTAAAAACTGATACACAAATTCCAGAACTCTCTGCTGAAGAAAAAGTTCTTGTTTCTGAACTCAATGATCTGCTTTCAGAAGAAATGGAAGTAGACTTTGAAGATATTTTGAAAACGAATAAAAATGTTTTAAAAATTATGGGTGTGTCTGCAACTGAAATATTAGACACAGATTCTTTTACCCAAAAAGTAAAAGACTTTGCAACTAACATTGAAGAAAGAATTCCAACATCAAAAGATAGCGTAAAAGAAAATTTACAAAATGATTTAGAGACTTTAAATAAATTTGTAAATTATTTTTCACCTACAAATTTAACAACACCTGATACATCAAAAGCATCAAAAGATATAACAAGAGATGAGTTTCCAGATACAGATGAATTTAAAAGACCGATAGGCACTGTATTAGCTCCTGATTTTCGTGAGGAAGATGTGCCTGTAGTAAATCATTCGGAAGAGCAAATAAATAAAATTAAAAATAGTTTTATTACAAATTTTTTAATTAGAGCAGCAGAGAAAAAAGAAGGCTTTTTAACAATTAGTGAATTCAAAACAACTGAATCTGAAAAAGGAGAAGGTTTAAGTTTTAGCACTTCTCTTGAAACTATGGAAAAGATGAATTTGTATGATATTTCTGCGGAGGATATTAAAAGAATTATTGATATTGGAAAAGGTAAAGAATTACCAGAGCCAGAAATTACTAAAGACAAAACTGTTGAGCCAGAATTCATAAGACAAAATTTAAGAGTTGTTGGCAGATATAGAAGTCCGACAGAAGCAGAAGATGTTAGATTGGCTGAAATTCTAGATATTTCCTTACAACTTGGACTGCCCGAAAAAGCATTAACAGGGGTTAATTCTATTAAGATACTTAGAAATGATCTTGACGAATTTATTCGTGGTGAATACTATGAAAGTAGTGCATCTATAACGCTAGATCAACAATATTTTAATACTGAGCAAGATAGAAATTTTTTAAATTATAATGCAGCTCAAACTTTTTTACATGAAATAGCACACCACATAGACTTTACTTACAATCAAAACACTGATGGCTCTGGTATTTCTTTAGCTTTTAATTCTCCCCTTTTTGCTTTTCCTGATTTTAAAAAAGAAAATGTTAGGTTTAATGCTGGAGATCAAAAACTTCAAGATTTTTCTTTTAAAACTGGAGGAGAAGTTTTTAATGAAATATACAATCTTTATCGAGACTCTAACTTTCAAACACAAATGGAAACTTTGAGGTTAGGCAGGGGAATGTCCGAAGATCAAGCTGTCTTCAATGCAAAAATGGAGAACAAAAAATTAGGCGGGTTACTAGCTTATCCAATGAATAGTCTTTTTGTTCATGCGGATAATGCTTACACAGTTGCCGCAGTAAGGGAAAAAATAAAAAATGGAGAGATAATTTCTACAGAAGAAATTGAAAGTGCAATAGGTGACGTAGAAATATATTATAAAAACTTTGGAATGAAATCTTTACGAGTTCCCAAAACAACTTATGAAGAATCAAACTTTCCCCAGTTCTTAGCTTCTGAAATGTTTGCACAAGTTTTTTCATTGAAATATACTAATTCTGAGTTTTTTAAATTAAATGCACCAAGAACTACAAAATTAATAGAGGATATAGAAAATGCAATCAGTCTCAACACCTTTAACGAAGTTACTGTCGGATTACGAAATGCGTTTGGGTACGATAGTTCCCAGCCAGATTTTAAAATCTACAGAATCAACCAGTCTTACCTCAACACTAACAGAAGCTTTGCAGAACAGCAGGAAAGTGAAAGAGTGGGAGAAGATAATAGTGCAGATGCAACAGAATCCAGAGACGGGCAAGTTACAGGAACTAGAGAGGGAGAACGATCTAGAGAGATTACAGGCGAACAAAGCGTTTCTGAAGGTACAGGAGCTAACAGGTCTGAAAATCTAACTCCTGACAGAGATGAATCTTCGGGTCATGCCTCAGATTTTGTCCCCGCACAATACGGACCCCCAGCACACGATTTAAATCAAGAAGCTACACAAGAAATTACCGCAAGAGGAGACTCTGTTTTTTCTTTTGATGCGGGAGAAAATTACGAAAATTTAAAATATTTTAATGACGGCAGATATAAAGAAGAAACAGAATTAATAAATAAGCTTCGAGAAATTAAAGGCAACCCCGATGCTATCTTAACAGTTTATCGAGCCGCACCTACTTCAGAGTTGAGATATGGAGATTTAGTTACTTTGACTAAAGAAGATGCAGAGTTTGAAGTAGCAGAATCCAAAATTACACAAGAAGAAGTAGATAAAGCAAATAGAGAAAGAGTAAGACAAGAAGATATAGAAAAAACAGGTGCTATTGATTTACGAAAAGAAAAAAACAGAGACATTATGGATAGACTTTTTCGACCTCCAGATGTGACTCCATCTAAATTACATACTTATGAAATTAGAGCTGGAGACATTAGGTTTGATGGCAATGGCGGACTTACAAGATGGGGCTTCTTTCCTTCAACTGTCGTCAATATAAAAGGTGACAGACCAGTAAAGTTAATAAGTTCTAAAAGAAAAGATGCAAAAGAACCAACAAAGACTCAAGATCAGATTGATAAAGAAAACGCTTTGACTGATGCAATCGAAGCTGGGCAAGTTAGGAAACCGCCAGAAGGACCTCCTCCTCCGCCAAAAGGTCCAGACCCCAATGGAGAGTTTACAATACCTCAATTAGGTTTTTATAAAGACCTTGTAGAAGCTATAAATATAAAAGTTGCTAACAGATTTGGTAGACAATGGACTTTAGAAGAAAGTATGATTGAGCAGTTTGGCGAAGCTGGAATTGTTGAAAGACTACAAGAATTAGGCTTGGACCCAGACGCTAAAGACTGGAGAATTACAACTCAAACAGATATTTATCAAGGTAAGGTGAAAGATTTGCTTAGAGACTTGGCAGATGTTTATTATGAGCCAATGCTTAAGTTTTTGACCTTAAATGCTATTACTGAGACTAAATACAACCATTTTGTTTATAGCTTACACGCACCTGAAAGAAACGCATATCTACCAACTAAGTTTACAGAAAGCATAGCTGAAGCCGAAGCAGATTTACTTACCCTTGAAGCTGAAGGAAAAGGTTCAAAGCAAGATGTTATAAATGCAAAAAGAAAATTAACAACATTACAAAATAAATTAAAAAAAGCCGAAAGTGGTTCTGGAATTACAACAGAACAAGCTGTTAAAAATTTAGAAAAATATGGAGTAGAGTATAGAAATGGAGTAGCTACAGGTGTTACCGCAAAAGGTAAAGCCTACTTGAATGCTTATGAAAGCTTTCATAAACCCATGATCGAATATATGAGAAAAACATATACGGACTCTGGTCTTATTACTCAAGACAAAATTTCTGATTGGAATCAAAGGTACAATTATTATGTACCTTTAAAAGGTTTTGCAGAAGATACTTTGATAGACCCTAAAACGGGCAGAGAAATAAAAAGATCAGGCACATCTAATAATCTTATAAAGTCACAAATGACTGTCTCTGGACAAATAGTTAAAAAAGCAAAAGGAAGAGAATCTTTAGCAGACTCTCCTTTACAACAGTCAGTTATAGACACAGTATCTGCACTAATACAAAGTGAAAAAAATGTAATAGTAAAAAGTATGGCTGACCTTTCAAGGGCTTTTCCAAACGATCAATTCTGGCTAGTTATAGAAGATGCAGGGCAACTAGAAAGTGTTGATGCTACTTGGGATGATGCGAAAGGTAAAAGTAGAGTAGGTTTTAAAGAAGATGGGGTTCAAAAGTATGTTGAATTGTACGATAAAAGATTAGCTCAAGGTTTTGATGATTTTGATAACACAATAACTGGCAACTTTATGAAAACCTTTAGATATGCCACTAGATATTTATCAATGGTAAACACATCTTTAGACCCTGCATTTATGATTAATAATTTTATTAGAGATGTGCAAACAGCTTATTTTAATTTATTAGCTGAAGAAGAAATTACTAGCGGTAGAGCACAAGGTTTAGAAATTTCTAAAAAATATTTTACCTCTTTAAATATTTTAAATAATTCTAAGCTACTCATTAAATTTGAAAAAAACAAAACACTTGCTAATAAAGGAATGAAAGAAGAAATGGCTGAGTTACAACGAAGCGGTGCAGAAATTAATATACAGTTAATAAAAAAACTTGGAGAAAAATACAACCTTTCACCAGAACTTGTTTTAAAAAATGCAAAAATGTTGCAGTTTAAAAAATATGGAGGAGAAACGGGATATATAGATCAAAAAAACATAGAACAAATGACTCAAGAATTTCAAACTCTCAGAGATATTTATTCAGGCTCTATAAAAGCTGCTCCAAAAAAAGTTTTAAGAGATTCATTAGCAATAGTAGAAAGATTTAATTCAGGTGTAGAAAACGCTGCAAGATTTACAGCTTTTGAAGGATATATAGAAATGATAGGCGGCATAGATGTTGCCACTCCAAAAGATTTTGAAAAGGCAGCTACCTTAGCTAAAAATTTAACTATAAACTTTAACAGAATGGGAACTATGGGACCAACTGCGAATGCAATGTATATGTTCTTTAATGCTTCAATTCAAGGCTCTGTTAATGTTGCAAGAGGATTAATAGGTAAAGAAAAATCATCTAGAAAAGTAAAAGCGGTAGCAGCATTAGGAGCTCTTGGCTCTTTACAAACTATGTGGAATATTCTTTATGCTGCAGAAGATGAAGAAGATGGTGTTAATTGGTATAAAAAAATTCCTGATTGGGAAAAACAAACAAAATTTATTTTTATGTACCCAGATATAGATTTATCTAAAGGAAAAATAACAGTTGATAAATGGGGTACAGGTTCTAAATATTATGTAATTTCAGATGATGGTGAAAGAAAATTACCTATAGGATTAGGAATACCAAAACCTTATGGCTATGCTTTATTTCACGATATTGGCAGGATAACAACAGAATATGCCTTGAGCAAAAATATTGATAATTACAATGTTTCTCTTCAACAAGCAGCAGCTGATCTAGGAGAATCTCTGCTTCACAATTATGCTCCATTAAGTTTTGGAGATAGAGATAACTTGGGTGAAACCCTTACATTAGCTGTTGCTCCTTCCGTTACTAAACCTGTTGTAAATTGGATGCAAAATAAAGACCATTTTGGCTCTCCTATTAAAACTTCTGAATCTGTTAGAGACTTAATAGGTGACACAATGCCAAGAAGCTATAATGAGTCTCGAAGAGCTTTAGGCTTTACAAAAGGACTTACTAAAACTATAAATAATCTAACTGGCGGTAATCAGTTTTATGAAGGAGCCGTTGATATAGACCCTAGAACTTTGCAATTTTTCTTGGGAGAAGCAACTGGGGGACTGGGAAGAACTTCTTTTAGATTTTACCAAGCAGGAGAAGCATTAGTTACAGGCTCCCCTTTACCTCCAACTGATATTTTAGGCTTAAGAAGAATTATTGCTGGACCAAGAGACTATGTTGATAGTGAAATCTATGAAAGAAATGTTCAAGAATTTCTCAAATTTGAAGGAGCATCAAATCAATTTGCTGATACAGATTTAGATGAAGAAAAAATGTCAGAGACTGAAGAAGAATTTGAAGAAAGAATAGGCACGGGTCTAGATGCTTTAGGTGTAGTTGGCGACAAAGAAACAAGAGAGAGTTTGTCTGATATTGATACACCATATAAAACAGCTACAAAAGAAATTAAAGAGTTAAATAAACAATTAAGAGAATTAAATTTAGAATATCAAGTAGCAGAAACTTTTGAAGAAAAAATGGAATTAGAAGCTGAGAAAAAAGAAATTCAATTAGATATTTTAGTGGTCAAAAAGAATTTCAATCAAGAATTTAACGAAGCCAAAAAAGATGTAGAAGAAGAATTAAAGGAAAATTGAAAGCAGGACAGTTAATAAACATAACCTTAAAAAGGGGAGAAAATATGAATAAAGTTCCTGTCCTGCTCGAAGGTCTAAAATTAAGATACCAGACTATTTGACACCTCACAAGCGTCATTCAAATAATCATTTGATAAATGTGCGTATCTAGTAACTATATTAAAATCAGACCAACCTCCTAAAACCTGCAAAGTATGTAAAGGAGTTCCATTTTGAACATGATGTGAAGCCCAAGTGTGTCTTAAGTCATGCCACCTATAACCTTCTAAACCTGCTTTTTTTAATGCAGCATACCAGCCAGTGTTAGATGCCCTGCTTATTTTTCTACCAGCATAAGTAAACACATAGGGTCCTTTTCTTTCAATTGTACTTATAAGTTCCTTACATTTTTCATTTAAAGGCACACATAAAACTTTTCCATTTTTGGTTTCTGTGGCTTCAATAGCGATTTGATTTTTTTTAATTTGCTCCCATTTAAGATTGAGGCAGTTAGACATTCTGACACCTGTCAGCAGGGAGAAAATAAAAGGCTTTTTTAAATGTTCAGGGAGAAGAACATATAGCCTTTTGACATCCTCTTGCGAAAAGTAAAGTGTGTTTCGGGGACTATCTTTCACACCTTTAACAAGAGGTTTATTGTCTAACCACCCCAACTCCTCATAAGCAAAAGTTAATATTGCTCTGAAGAAACTAAGATACCTATTAACAGTTCCAGCTTTTCCTTTTATACCTGATCTTATTTCAGCTATATCTGATTTGCTTAAACTATTTAATTTTTTGTTTTCTAATAACGGGTCAAAATATTTTCTGTAAGTAAAATCATTTTTGCCGATATTCCTAAATCTGTAATATTCTTTTATTGCTTCTCTCCAAGTATTCATTTTATTATTTGTATTTCTCCTTCTGTTTCTATAACTACTCTTGCTCCGCAAGATAATAATGCTTTTTCATTGCCGCCATATTTTACAAGACTTTCACCTTTAATTTTTACTTCGTGACAGTAAGTATTATCTTTGCCTTTTTTAATTGTAATGACTGGTTCGTTCAAATTGTTTTTTTTATTTGACCTTATTTTGTGTTGATTAACATGAATGTAAGTTTTAGGCATTGTTTTGTTTTACTCTTTTAAGTCTGTTTTCTAAATTTTCTTTCTGAAAATTTTTTCTTATATTATTAATGGTTTTTTCTGATAATTTACCTGCTTCACAAGATTTAGTTTTCATTTATATTCTCCATTTTAATAACTTTTCTTTCTTCTTTTTGCAAATGCTTAAAGCAATCAATGCAAATAAAATTTCCCCTTGCAGCCCAAAGACCTTGTTTTTCTGTAACTTGTTCTGAACATTCATCACAAATATATTTAACATCTTTAAATTCTCCTTTTTCAAAAATAAATAATTCCATTGTTTATATTTTTTCTATAGGATTTTTTAACACTCTGCCTACAAAATTTTCTTCATTTTGTGCAATATTGTAAAAAAGACCTTTGCCACCAAACACTTGTCTTTTTGCAGAGACTACTTTGTGCCCTGCTAATTTTAATTCCTTAACATAAAGGTCCATTTCTTTGTTTGTTGAAATATCCCCCTCTTTTGTTTGTTCCCAAGCTATTTGTTTAATTCCATTTGATAACTCAATATGTATTTTAAAACCACTATATTCCATTTTTTTCCTCTTTAGTTTCTGTTTCAATAATAGTAGTTTCTTCACTGCCGCCATTAAGAGCTTGACCAAGATCAGCAATTAATTTTTGTTTATGATCTTGTGCCACAACCAATTTATTATTTAAGTCGTTAATTTGTGTTACAACAAATTTAGTCATATTTAATAAATTTATTGACTCTTCATTAAAATCAGCTTCAAAATAATCTTTGTTGTTTAAAGTTAATAAAGGTTTTTGTTTTACTTCATCATTCATTTTTTCTCCTTTTTTGTTTTTTGTAAATTAAGAGTATCATAAAATTACAACAGATACAAATAAATGTTTATTGTTCCTTCTGTGGCAAATTAACCTTTCTATGAGGGAATATTAACTACCCTTGAGTCTCAGGTGTCACACACATTTGCCTAGATATGCCGCCAGAAGGATAGCAGCATGGAGAGAGACTCTTTCCGTCTAAATCTTTAATTCTTTTTTTGAGTACATTTATTATTTTTTTTATTTCTACTTTTTTCTTTTCTGCTCCAATAGCTTTGACAAAATTATTCCCGTAATAATATTCAACAGATTTATATTTGTGGGGTATGTGTATAGTGCCGTCACTATATTTAGCTTGTGGTAACTCTTCCATAATACACTTCTCAATATAATAATCGCTTTCATAAGTATAGGGTGCTAAATCTATTACTTCTAAACAGTTTTTTGACTCAACAATATTTACATTGCACTTACCATAATGCCCTTCGTGCCATTTACCCGTTTCAGAAAAAATACTTTCTGCGGGAGTAGGTCTTTTACGATCATCTAACCTAGCTAAGTTGTTACATTGAGTACTACAATATAATGTTTGATTGCCCGTAAGTTCATTATCACAAACCACACATTTATATTTTTTATTTTCTTGACGTAGTTTAGCTAATTCTTTATCTAATTTAGCAATACGCTTTTTTTGTTTTTCTTTTTCTCGTTCTACTTTTTTTATTTCTCTTTTCTTGAACCTTTCCTGTTTTTCTTTATAAGCATCATATCGCTTTTCTTCTTCACGACACTTAGGTGTACAATATTTACGTTTATGACCACCAAAGTTATCTCCACACCACTCACATTCATAAGGAAAGCTTTCTTTTTTATTTTCTAGCAAAGGATAACAAAGGACAAAATTAGACATCTTATCTAGCTCTTCTCTTTCTAAAAGAATTTTTTTCTGCTTTATCTTTTTTCAACCATTCTTCAATTCCTTTTGAATATTCTTCAGGGCTTACCCTGACATCATTAAAATAAAAGCGATAGCCTTCTTCTGCTATATTTGTAGTTATTTCTTTATAGGAGCCTATGTCCTCACTTAACAACTCTTTAATTAAAAGATCAATTAAATTATTAAGGTCTTTTCTAGAAATTAATTTTTTAGTTTTGTTATTGTGATAAATATTATCTAGATGTTCTCTTTCATCATCACTTAACTCAATTGATATATTTGTTTTCAAATTATCCTCTGAGCTTTTATTTCCTGCTTTGCAAAGTCCTTGCCTATGTCTTCGTTTCTTTTAGACTCTAGTCTAAAATAATTTGTAATAAACAAGCTTTTAATTTTTACAGCTTGTTCTTTAGAAATTTCAAAATCAGAACCCCAGATAGATTCATCAAATGCAAACTGCACCATTTGCATTGTTGTCATATCTTTTAGATCAGATAATTCAGACCAATGTATTGAGCTAAGGTCTTTGTTAAAAATAAGTTCGTCTTTTTTAGTTTTCATAATTTTCTCCTTATATGATTAGTTAAAGTCTAAGTGTATCAGCTGATTACATAAATTACAAGTGAGTTATGTGACAATTGTGTGAAATCTTTTTATTGAAATGTGTTTACTGTGTATTTTTCAAATATTTTTTTAGGTATTAAACAAGCTATTTTAATTTCTGTATCACCATCGCCTATTATTTCTTGCGATCTAATATTATTAATTAATATGCACTCAAGTATTTTTTTTGGAGTGGTCCAGAAAATTTCTTTACCTGTATCGATAACCCAATAATCAGCCTCCGTGACTAACAAAGCCGATGGTTTATTAAACATAAAAAGTTCTATTAAGATGTTTCCTGTTTCTTGACTTTTGTGGTCAAATTTAACTTCTATTTTTTTTTCAACTTCAGGTACAAAAATATCATACTTAGAAAATTTTCTAGGAATAAGGACTGCTGATGGATATTTTTTTTGTATAGAGATTAAAACTTTTTTCTCTATATTTTTGCCAATAACTAAATCATCAAGAAATGCTTCTTGATTATTTTTTTTGAAGTTCCTTGAGGGCATCTTCGGACAATAAAGATTTAACAGAAACTTCGTTAAATCTATGATCTGAATCAATTATTTTTTTTGCTATTTCAATACACCTTAGATCAGAAGCATTGACCTCAGATTGGAAAGTGGCTGCATTAACAATTACTTGCAACATATCTTTCACTTGTAGTTCGTCTATATTAGATATTTTAGAAAACTTTTTCCACCTTTTTTCTTGTGATTCAAGTTGCCTAATTTTATAGCCTTGACCAGCATTTTTTAAATTAATTAGTTTTCTTTTGAGATCAGGATAGGAGTTCCAATTTGTAATATCTTCTTGCTCTCTTCCGCAGCTTCCACATCTTAAGTCTCCATAAGTCGTAGTGCATACTCCTCTGCAGGGTGAGCCAGATAAACTAGCTTCTCCCTGAATTGATGAGAGTCTAGCTGAATTTGCCAAACTCCTTTCTGAGTTAGTCTCCATCTAAGAGAATTCTACTTCAAAAACTGTTATTTGTATATCTTTTGTAATAAACAGAATTAAAATGGAATATCATCTTGAAATGATTCTTTTTGTGCCTCTTCTTTTTTCATTTCTTTTTTAGGGCTAAAAGAAAAACTCATAGCAGGGGCTTTTTCACTCGAACCTTGTTTTCTGGTCCAAGCATTTACAAAAAGATCAATTTTTATTCCAGTGATTTCTCCTCCACCATCTCTAACAAGATATTTTTCTATATTGTCTACAGTGTTATATCCCTTGGGGTCACTAGGCAAATTCTGCGTTGAGACAGTTATATTTGCTTGACCTTGATGTGTAGCCGAGTTTTCGTTTTTTTTCTCTGTATTACCCCATACAGACCCTCTATTTGTGTTATCAAATTCTTTAGTCATTATTACCTCCTATGGCTAAAAGTTTTTTTGAACTGGTTCTTTTCTTGTCTCATCATGCACATATCTTCCAATAATTGCTTTAAGACAAGAAGAAATGCTTCTTGCATAAAATTCATGGTCCCTATCGTCAATAAGACCCATTAAAATATCGTACTCAGATTCAGAAATCCTAGAAAGTACAACCTTGTTTTTGCCTTTTTGGGGCTCTTTATTATCATTCATATTACTCCTCTATTAGTTTTGTATAAATTCTTGTGTCTCCTTCTTGTCTATATTTTTCAATAGTTTCATAAGGAATATTTTCTTCTTTAACAAGATTAGAATAATTAACCCTGCCTTTTGCTTGGGTCATGTGACACCTAACTTTTCCATTTTTTGTAACCGATTCAAAAGAACCCTTGTTATCTGCAACTAATTTTTTTGCTAACTCTTTTTTTCTTTTTTCCAAAGAGTCTTTTTTTATTGCTAGTTCAGAAAGACTAACTTGTATTTCTGCAAGTTCTTCAGTTTCTGTGTTGTTGTCTACTTTTTTATATTGTATTCCTGTGCCATCTTTATCTGTGGACCATGCAGAAATATAGTTTGGGTCCTGACAAGATTTTTTATACCAGCTCATAAATTCTTTTGCTTTTGGTATATAGGTCTCAGCCCACTTTTCTTCTCTTGCTACCCACTCTTGATGATATTCTGTATCGCTATACCATTGAAAAAATAACATTTCTTCTATATCCATGCACTCCATTCCAAGCTGCATTTGATGCCAATAATTTCTTTTTTGTTCTCTGACGTTTGTACATGGTTTTGTTTGAGGACATTTAACCTCTACAGCTGAAGTCTTTCCATTTCTTCCTTTTACAAGAACTCCATCTGGGGACATTCCCATCCAGTCATATTCAGGATGTACAACAAAAGATGGCTGCACTATTTGATAACCAAGACCTTCTAAAGTTTTCAAAGCCTTGGGCTCGTTTTCTTTACCCATAGATATTGCGTAAAGTGCTCTTTGGTCAAAAGGGTCTTGCTCTAAGTCTTTCCATTCTCTATACATATCCCTACCAAGTGCTTCCCACTGATCTCCTTTTAACCAAATATTTTCTTTTGCTGCACTTGCTACTCTGGTTCCTGTGATTCTATTTGTTCTTTGTTCGTGCCACGCTTTTGAGCCTTGTACTATTTCTGACATTCAGCATTCTCCAATAATTTAGATTCTTGTTTTAATTCTTCTGCTTTAATTGAAATAACTGTTAAAGTTTCTTTATCATTAGACAGGTTAGCTGCCTTGGTATAGTTTTGTATAATAGTTGCATACTCGCTTTCATTTGCCTGTTCCATTTCCGCTAAAAAAGAATCTCCCGAATTTTTTATAGGAACAAATTCATTTGTTTGATCTTTTGTTATTGATTTTTTTTGCTCAACTTCATTGTATTCTTCTTCAGGTTCTCCTTCAGAAAAAGGAACACAAAATGTTGTAAGAAGTGCGGTTTTATAAGCAAAACTTTTTGCTGCTTCTAAATCTTTTCCTTGTTTTGATTTTGCTTGTCCTGCATACATAACATCCTGATAGCTTCCATCTTCACAAGATATAAATCTTAAAGTGCCTGTAATTTTTGTCATAGTTACTCCACCATCAAAAGGTTTAGTCACTATTTCTAATTGCGGCTGAACTGCGGTTAATATTTTGTTAGTTCTAAATGGTTTAGAAAAAGATTCTATGACTGCATCTATAGTTCTGTAGTCATAATTGTTAAAACTGTTGTGACCATCCTTGCCAATACCTTCTTTGTGTATTGTCTTTTGCACGTTATGAAGTGCTTCATATATTTTGTTTTTACTCATTAGTTAGACCTCCGTAAAACACAATGATACATAAAAATTATTTTATTTCAAATAATTCTTTACTAATTTTTATTGGTCAGGCAAAATCTTTTCTGGAGGTCTAATGTCGCTTGAATACATAACAAAAGTTTTAACAGTAAATGTTAATCCAACACAAAAATTAATTCTTATAGTGTTGGCAAATTATTCAAATGAATTTGGAGAATCTTACCCCTCACACAGACGCTTAACACAACTTACTGGACTGTCACTTTCAGCAATAAAAGACAATCTTAAAAAACTAAGAACCCAAGGTTTGGTTGATTGGCAAAATAGGAAAAATGATAAAGACGAATACACAAGTAATTTGTATAAAATACAGGTAGGTCTAGAAAAAACCTACTGTGGGTCAGGAGATGGCTACAATACTAAAACTAATACTAAAGAAATATTTATATTAGATTTAGACAAAATAAATGATATTTTCAAAGAAGAATGCGATAAGTCTTTTTATCAGCATAGTGCTAATTCATTTAAAGCCCAGCCGAGATACAAAGAGTTAAGAGAACTTGCTAGAAAAGGTATAGTCTCGCCAAAAACGGGGGAAAAAATAAATCTTAACAGCAATGAATTCTGGGTTAAATATTTTAAGATAGCCAACTCAGAAGGGCACAGAAAATGGATTCGTTCTTACTGGGATAAGAAGCCAAGCCTTATGACTATGTTAGGTATAAATCAGTTTGAAGCAATTATAGAAAGGAGATATGGATGAAAACACTTTATTTGGATGAGAAAGCAAATTTAGAACTAGAGGGCAACGTAATAGGCTCTATGATCTTAGATAATAAATTTTTTATACAAGCTCAAGACAAAGGTTTGCAGCCAAGTGATTTTACTGTTTTAGCTTATCAAAAAACTTATGAGATTATGTTGGAAAAACAAGGAATAGATATTATTTCTTTACAAGACTTACTTAATAAACAAATGTTTGAAAAAGTAAGACTGGCAACAGCAGAAGGAATTATTCTTGACGACATTTCTAGCTGGATAAAATTAATGCAAGATGCCACAGCCAACAGAAAATTATTAACACTGGCAAAAAGAATTCCAGATATAGTAAATCAAGATACAAAGATTGAAGAAAAAATAAGTAAAATTAATGAACATTTGATTGGAGATAGAATAACAAAAGCCACAGGAAGTCCTAAAAAAATATCACAAATTTTTGACAGCGTAGAACACGAATTAAGTAATGCAAATGAAATAAATAAAAATTTAATTAAAACGGGATTTCAAACTTTAGATAATAAAATTAAAGGTTTTAGATCGGGAGACCTTGTTATTATTGCAGGTAGACCAGCAATGGGTAAAACAACATTTGCATTAAACATTGCTACTAACTCAGTTTTGCAAGGTAAAAATGTTCTACTCTTCAGCCTTGAAATGACTAATGAACAGCTTTTGAAAAAGATTATATCTGCACAAGCTGAACTCTCAATGGACTCTTTGCTTACAGGTAATTTAGATTTGAATGGCTGGGATAAATTTAGAAAAATGAAAAGTTTTTTTGAAGAAAAAAATATGTTTGTTTATGACAGGTCTCCAATAACTATTGAGACTTTAGTAAATAAAACTAAAACGCTACAGGCTGTTATGGATATTGATTTGATTGTTGTTGATTATTTACAACTTCTCATGACCTCGAATAAGGCTCCTAGTAATTCTGACTCAAGGGCATCATCAATAAGTTATATATCAAATTTGCTGAAAGGATTGGCTAAAGACATACAATGTCCTCTCATCAGTTTATCTCAACTATCAAGGGGTGTAGAGGGAAGGACTGATAAGAGACCAGTCCTTTCAGACTTAAGAGATTCAGGTTCTATAGAGCAAGACGCAGATATGGTAATTATGCTTTATAGAGATGAATATTATGATTCCCTTTCAAATAATACTGCTGAAATTATTATTAGAAAAAATAGATTAGGTGATTCAGGACAAGTTGAACTTGGTTTTAATGGTGCTTATTCAAAATTTTTAGACCCAGATGAAGTGGCGTTTGGAAGAAGAGAAGAGGAGGGACCCATTTAATGGAACATCAAGCAGAAAACTTTCATCAACAAATAAGAGACATTATTCCTTTTTTAAAAGAAGCTAGAGTAAATGTTTTTAAAAAAGAATTAGTTTTGAAAAAAATATTTTACATAGAATTAGTAAAAGCAAAAGACGAAGGAGAAAGAAGTTATAACGCACAAAAAGCCAAGGCAGAATCTACAGATGAATATTATAAAGCTTCCCTAGACGTTGCCGTGGCTAAATCAGAATATGATTCTTGTCAGGCAAAAATGAAAGCAGCTGATATGGAGTTTGAAGAATGGAGAACCAAAATGGCAAACTTAAGATCAGAGAGAAGCAGGTATGGGGCATAAAAAAATTGAAAATATACGAGATCATATAAAACTAGTTAATGAGTTGAAAAAAGAATCAAAATCAAAATTAAAAAAACCAAAGAATAAAAATGATAAATGATAATTTTACTTATTTTGCAAAGTTTATGTATATGGAATCTTGTCTTGAAAGAAAAGCTTGGGGTGAAAAACAAATAACCTATTTAGAATATTTGGAAAATAATTTAGAATTTATCTACAATGAGTTTCAAAAGCAGAACCCCAACAAAAGAAGAAAAGGAATGGATGAACGAAATAGTTGAACACGGGTGTATTGTTTGTAAATTACATCACAACGTTTTTACTCCAGCTGAAGTGCATCATTTAGACGGCAAAAATAAAATTGGAGCACATTTATCTTCAATAGGTTTATGTCCTAACCATCACCGAATGGGGCTGAATAATAATTTAATAGTTTCAAGGCACCCATACAAAGCTGAATTTGAAAAAAGATATGGAAAAGAAAAGGAACTTTTAAAAAAATTAAAAGAGATATTATCTTGAATCCTTTTGATTTAAAATTTTTATTATTATTTTTGACAAGCCTATCTATTAGTTTTGTTTATTTTTATTTTTTACAACTTACAAGATTTTCTTTTTTTTAATGCCTACTAAATACAAAAGAAGCGAAAAGAGAAGAGATAAATCTACAGGAAAAATATCTGTTGAACATTTTTATATAAAAGCCCTGAGCACTGCTAAATTAAACGAGATGTTTGAAAATAAAAATACTCCCAAAAAATTAAAACAAAAAATAAAAAACGAAATTGTCAAAAGAAAAAAAATCCTCTTATAACTACAAACACTCTAAGCAAGACGGAGAACCAAGCTTGTTAGACTATTCTTACAAAATATCATTTTTAAAAACACACAAGGAAAGGCTTGAATATATGTCTGACCTAGATGAAAAATTTCATGATCTGGTGTATCTTACAAGTATGCAGATGGGTTTAGCTAAAACTATTTCTAACTTGCCAAATCGGGAAGAAAGAAAAAAAGCTTGGCAAGAATTACCAGAGCATAATGTTACTTTTAAGAATATGAAAGACATGGTTTATCATAGAGTATTACAAATATTTAAGGAAAGAAGATGAAAGGTGTAAATCACTACAAAAAAGATGGAACAAAGTACAAAGGCAACACTCATAAAATGGCTGATGGTGTTTTGCATTCTGGAAAAACTCATACGGCAAAAAGTATTAAACTTTTTCATTATGGAGAGCTTTCAAAAAAAGCAAAAATTAAAGCTAAAACTTTTTGGAGTAAGTAATAAAAACTAATATGAAAAAAATAAATACCCCAGTTCCTACTAAAAAAGCTGGACTTAATAGAAACATACTAATTCATTCAGGTCACGTTTACGGATGTGGGAAATCAAGAAAAAAATAAAGAGGTAAAATATGTACGGCAAGAAAACTAAAGGTAAAAGTTATGGCAGCAAAAAAACCAAGAAGAAAAACTACGGCAAAAAAAAGTAAGTCCAGAGTTAATGAAGCAGGTAACTACACAAAACCTGCTATGCGTAAAAGACTTTTTAATAAAATAAAATCAGGAAACAAAGGAGGTCGAAGCGGTCAATGGTCTGCTCGAAAGGCTCAAATGTTAGCCAAACAGTACAAAGCCGCAGGAGGCGGCTATCGCTAAACAGCAAAATCAAAAAGTAGAAATCAAAAAACAATTAAAGATCAGGAAAAAACAACAAAAATTAAAAAAACATAATCAATAATGGCTTTAAAAAAATCACAAAAATCTTTAAAACTTTGGACCAAACAAGAGTGGCGGACTAAATCTGGAAAGCCTTCAACTCAAGGAAAAAAAGCAACTGGTGAAAGATACTTACCTAAAAAAGCAATCAAAGCTATGTCAGCTGCTGAGTATGCTGCAACTACTAGAAAAAAAAGAGCAGATACAAAAAAGGGAAAGCAACATTCAAAACAAACTAAGAAAGCCAGAAGAACAACTAAGAGGTATAGATAATGGCTAAAGCTTCAGAGGCAAAAAGAGTAAGTGGCGGTGTCGTTTATCGGGGAAAAAAATTTAGTGGCTTCAATAAACCCAAAAGATATTCTGGTAAAGGTGATTATAAAAAAGAAGTTCTGGCAAAAAAGGGTGACGAAATAAAAATAGTTAAATATGGTCATAAAGATTACAGGCACAACTATTCCAAAGAAGCTAGAAAAAATTATCTTACTCGTTCAGCAGGAATAAAAAACAAATCAGGGAAGCTAACAAAAGATGATAAGTTTTCTTCAAATTATTGGGCTAGAAAAGACTTATGGAAAGCATGAAAATATATATAACTGAATATACTCATAAAGGTAAAACAGAAGAAGGACCTATTCTTTATGCACACTCAATGAGTGAGGCTCAAGAGGTAGCTGACGAATATGGTTTAGAAGTTGTTGGAGAACTTACAGATATTTATGTTCCTCCCAAAGATTTTTGGGGAGACAGGACAATACATTAAATGATTTTATATTCTGAAAAACAATTATTAGAAGCTTACAAAATTCATATCAAAGGTTTGAAGGAAGTTCCTAACGTGCAAATACCAACACTAGAACAATTTAGAATAATTTATGAAGATTTTTGGATTGAATCATTAAATGAAGATGAGTAAGAAAGAGAACATAGCTTTAAAACTTCGAGAGAAGGGTTACAGCGGGGTAAAAATAAAATGGGTACCTCACAATGTACATGGAAAAAATACTATGCACAGGGGCTGGTTATATAAGCCTGATGAGAAAACAGATTGGACAACTTTAGGTAAAAGTTACGAAGAAGCAATACGAAAAATAGACTTACTCTAGTTCAAGTAAAATATCAGAGACAATATCAATAGCGTTCATTGCTTTTAAAATATCTTGCTCATCTAAATCTGCTGGATAACCTTCTAGTATATTCTTGTCCTGTATATCAATTTCCTTTCCTTCTTTAAGCGTTCTGGCTACTTTTATTATGGATTCTTTAATTAACATAGGACCAGTGATGTTAGCTGATATAAAAAAAAATTAATAGTCTTGACAAATAAAAAAGGCAGCCCGAAAGCTGCCCTTTTATAATTAATTATTTATTTATACCCGTCTGATATTTTTATCCTCCGAAGCTTTAAGTTTTTCTCGTGCTGTGATAATAGAATCAGAAAAATCTGAAATTAAATATCTTTGTGTAGCCCAGATCGAAACTTCTAAGTTAAGACTTTCGGATAATAAATGCTCCTCAGTATGTTGTTCCTCCCAGCCACTTTCAAGATATTTATCAAGCTCTTTTCCGTCAGCAATTAAATCTTCAGTTTGCTTGAAAATTTTTTCTAACTGTTCATCTAAATATTTTATTTGTCTGTCAATATTATCTTTCCTTGAAAAAATTTGACTCCTTTTTGTATTAGGTATGTGCATTTGTATTCCTCCTTTCTTGATACTTAATATTTAATTGATACTGATCTACAAAATCATCCAATTGCTCTATAAGTTCGGACCTGCCTTCTTTAACTTTTAAAGGGTCAAAACTATCTCTTTCTGGATTATATTTCGGTTCGTTTGCTGTTGAAGTATTTACCCAATTATAAAAGTCATGGCAAATTTCTTCAGCAAATTTTATATCTTTCCAAAAAGCAATTTCATTTACTTGATATGGATTCCAATAAGTCAGCAAAAGATTATCTACTTCCTTTGCGTATGCGTATTCAACTAACATTTGTAGAATGGTGCATTCTTGAAATGAAAATTTCCTAATATATTTTTTCATTATGCCTCCTTCCAAAGTTTTTCTTTTCTTAATATCTTCTCGACATTTTCTTCAAAGTCTTTGTTGTCTGGATTGCTAATCCATCCTTCAAGGTCTTTCTTAGCCTGTGTTACATGAGAAGCTGGAATCCCTTCATCAGTAAAAAAACAAAAACTGTTTTGATAATCAGTTAATGCACCATTTATAGTGATACTTTTTCCCATAAACATTAATTTATCTTTACTAAAAATAAAATTAATGTCTTTTACAAAATAGGCTCTGTAGTATTTTGTATCATGCGGAAGGAAGCCTTGACCTTCTAGCTTGATATTATTTTCTGTTATTGACATATTTTCTCCTGCTATATTTCAAGCGTTTAGTTTGTCTTAGAACTCAGGCAAAATCGAAACATAATTGCCTGAGTTTTCGGATATTAAATCCTCCTCAGTAAGACTTTTGTGTTACCTCCTTTTTTTCTTTTTCAAATTTGTATTCAATCAGATCAAAAACAAACTCTTGTATAAAAACTAATTCAGCATGAGATAGCTTTCTAAGATAGTTTTCTGTTTTATCAAGTATGCTTTTTTCCCAACCAGAATCATAGCCGCATTTATCGCATGAAAGCTTGTTACCATTTTCGCTACACCAGAATGAGTCTGCTTTTTGACTGTTGCATTCAGGGCAAACTCCGTGACTGTGTGCTCCAGACATTAAGACACCTCCTGAAATTTTATTAAGTTTCGTCTTTTTAATTCCAACAAAATATTAATAATGTCAGATTGAACATATTTGAATCTATTAGCAATCATTGCACTTGACTCTAATTCATCAAATAACCATTGATCGCTAACCCTTTTAAGACCCTCAGAATCCATTTGTATATCAGTTTTTGGTGATACATAAGTAAGTTTTGAGTCCATAATGTCTGTTATATTTCTGCTCATATTTTTTCTCCTGCATTTCTGCAATTATGTTTGGGAATTATTTCCCGCACTAGACCTGCTTTTTCGGGGGAAGAAAAAAACAGGTTTCGACTCATAAAGTCTCTTCAGTAGTGCTCTATTACGCAGCCTCCTCTTTCTTCATTTCTTCTTGTAAGCTGAATAGATAATCAACCGCCTTAGTAGCTTGAGAGAAAGCCTTTACCATAGCCTTAGAATCTTCCTTAATGGATTTAATCCAGTGGTTAAGATACTGTGCATGGTTTGCTCTGATTGATGCCTCAATGCCTAGCAATTGACAAAGGATAGCTGAACCAATCTCCGCAACAAGTTCCTCCTTGGCATAGTCCTCTTTGCTGCTGCCCTGCTGAACATCTCTGTCAAGCCTGTCTTTGTGCCCTGTCCAATGAACCAGTTCATGCAAGAGAGTTCCAAAGAAGCCAATATCATCATTGAATTTTGATTGCAAAGGCATTCCAATATAATCCTTGCTTGGGGAAAAATAAGCCCCATCAACAGATGAAAAAGGATTTGTTTCATTGTATAAAATCGTGGCTCCAGTATTTTTAATAAATTCTCTAAGGGATTCGACTTTTTCAGAGTCTAGTTCCTTCGTGAATTTAGAATTGCCGCAAAGCTTTTCAATTTTATCTGAATCAAAGCCTTCAATCTGAACTGCATTGAATACACTGAACTCTTTCCAAGCAAAGTAAGTAGGCATATTGCCACCTGCTTTTACATTTGCCTTTTGTCTTTCAGTGAGCCAAGACATTTTCTTTTCAAGCTTGGAAGCAAATACAACTTTCTGAGCCTTGGAACCTTTTTTGATTTTATGTCCAAGTTCATTCCATTGTTTGAAGGTGCCCCAGACAGGTGAAGTATTTTCATATTCTCCTTGTGATTCGAGAATGTTTCCATCTTCATCTAGGTCAAGTGTACCTTTTTCCAAGCCTTCTTCTATTTCCGCATTGCGGTCCCAGTCAATCTGACAATTTGCTAACCAGAAATTATTCATTCCTCGATAAGCTTTTTTAGATTTAATATTGAAAGGTGCCATAGTTTGGACCCACATTTTGGACCAACTTGCTCCTTCCTTCTCCATCAAAGCAACCAATTTTTCTTGGATAACTTCGATTTGTTTTTTTCTAACTTTTTTCATATTTTCTCCGTATGAAAGTTTTTTGTTTGGAACCCAATGTTCCGCACTTGACTTCCCCGAAGGGAAGTTTCGTCTCATTAAGACTCGTCAGAAGTGCTTTCCATATCCTCCATAACTTTTTTATATTTTTCTAATGTTATTTGAATATCCCAAAGAGAAGTTTTAAAACGATTCGTTCCAGCTGCTTCACAAAAGTCTAACCAACTCATTAAGGCTTCACCTTGTAGTTCAATCATGCTTTTACCATAAAGTCCTTCAGTAACTATAGATTTCAGATTAGTGCCCCCAACACATACATATCTCTTACAAGTTTTTATTTCTTCAAGCAGAAAAATATAGTTTGAGTCTTGATCTCCTTCAATTTCGTAGAAAATCTTGTCAATTCCTTCCAAAGTGAATCTTTTGTTGAAACTCTTCAAAAAGATTTCGTGGGATTCTATTGCAGCAGCAGGGTTATATTCGTGCTGGAATTTATCTTCACTACTTGAAAAATAATATTCATAGGCAAATTCCAAGTCTGAATATTTTTCAGTCTCGTCTACTGATACCTCATAAAGGCTTACAAGGTCTTTTAATTCAGCTGCATTAACTCTACTTGCATGAAATAAAAAAGCTTCGTGAAGGGCTTTTATAGAGTGCTCATAATCTGCATGAACTCGTTTCAAAAGCTTTTGGAAATAAACTGTATCTTTCAAGCCTTTTTTGTCTCCAGCTTCAGTTATTGAAACTTTATAGTCCCAAAGTGTCGCTTCCGCATCTTTCAAACTCCACTGTAAGTCCCGATGATCTTCATCCATTGAAAAATCATGTCTGTAAATTACATCTTTCATATTACGAAACCTCCTTGTTTGAGTTATTTTTTGCAGAATCCAATTCAGCTAATCTTTCTGCTAAGAGTGGATTGTCCTCAGTGTCCCAGCCGTAAGACTCACAATAAACTTTCATTGCACTATCAATCCTTCTGTCTACACATCTCTTCAATTCCTCCCTAGTCCAGAAATGTCTTTTCATACCTGCATTCATGCCATAATATTCCATTCCATTTACAGAACCCCTTCCACCAGACTTAACTATGTAATTCACTCCGAAATAAAAACCTCGATAGGAAATCAAGTTATGGCTTAGTTTTGTTATTTTACAATTTTTCATATTTTCTCCTGCATTTCTGCGTTTGTTGTGTTTTGTTTGTAATAACATGATGCGAACCTTATCAATTAAAAATAGAGGCTGTCAAGAAAAAAATTCAAAAAAGATGAAATTTTTATGTGTTTTTTAAGATTAAGTTTTCATAAAAAGAATATTTCTTATAACTTTAATTACAAACAATTCATTGCTTGAAAGGCTTTTATTTGTGTTGTATCTTCTCTGCATACCTTACTAACAATGGAAACAAAAGAAATAGAGATGCGATTAAATAACCTCGAAGAAAAAATGAATGAGGTTCATAAGTTGTCTCAAATATTACCCAGATTGGAAGAAAGGATGATAAATCAAAAAGACGATTTATCAGACCATGAAAGGAGATTGAGAACTCTTGAACAACAACAGCAAAAAAATACAGTTTATGTTGGTTGGATTGAAAGAGTTGCTTGGGCTCTTATTGCCGCAGCCGTTGCGACCTTGGCTTTATTTTTTAGATAAGAGAATGAAAGCCACCCTTTTAAGGTTCGCTTATCATCCTGAAGCAACTTTAGGAAAACTCACAATAGACGGAGAAATATTCTATACAGCGGAACGTCCTTTTCGGGGGAATAAAAAAAATGTCAGCTGCATTCCCTGTAATACATACACCTGTAAAAAATACCTCTCACCTAAGTTTGGTAATACTTATATAGTCTCCAATGTACCCAATAGAACTTATATTCTTTTCCATGCTGGAAACTTTCCAGAAAAGGATTCTGAGGGCTGCGTTTTAATCGGGGAAAAAATAATGAAGGGGAGACCCGCAATAGCTAATAGCAAGAAAGCAATGAAAAAGTTCTTAGATATATTAAAAGAGGAGGAAGAGTTTGAAATTACAATCAAAGACAAATTCCCGTTTGACTGGACCTAAAGAAGAATATAAATCCTGCGTGAAATGCGGGAAAGAAAAAAAGGTTGAAAGGTTCGAAATGTCCAAAGGCTATAGAAGTAATATATGCCGCAAGTGCCGTGATTTCGGGAAAAGAAAAAACATGAGCCGATCTCCGTATTCCTATATATCAAACCTATACAATCAACTCTCACATAAGAGAAAGAAAACACATGGATTCACAATCACAAAAGAAGACTTATATGCTGTTTACGATAAGCAAAAAGGGCTGTGTAAATATAGCGGATTGCCTATGACTTTTGTGAAAGATGGAACAGGAATGCACTTAACTAATATAAGCATTGATAGAGTAAAAAATGATGTTGGTTATGAGCCAAAAAACATTGCTCTGGTATGCCTAGCAATTAACATGATGAAGTACACTCTAGACTTAAATGAATTGATAGATTGGTGTAAACTTATTGCTGAACATAACGAATAAAATACTATGATTAAAAATAAATCCGTAAAACAAAGAAAAGAAGAATTTGTGCAGCATTTTATGGTGACAAGAAACGCTACAGAAGCCGCCAAAAGAGTTGGTTATTCTGCTAGATCAGCTTATTCACAAGGTTACAGATTGATGAAAGATGATGAAGTACAGAAAATGTTGGCAAAAGAGACTGCAGAATCCAAAGAAAGGAACCTAAACGACCATGATGCGATCATTCAGCAGCTAAAAGATGAAGCACTTGGTAAAGTAAATGGACATACTTCTGGCTCTAGGGTTAAGGCTCTAGAGATTCTCATGAAATTCTATGGAATGCTTGAGGATAATCAATCAATAGAGGTATCAATGAAAGAAAATTGGTTCGATACTCTAGATTTTATAAAGAAAGAGGATAACCTTTCTTAGGTGATACTTTATTATTATGGACCATGATAGTAACCACTATCGACTAAGACCTTGCAGCTACAAGGGGTGGCGGCAGGGGCTCGACCGCATACTATACATATATACCTATACCCCATGTGTACATAAGGGGGGGTGGTAATTTTGCAAAATGATTCTGAAAAAAATAAAATAAAAAAAATTATAAATACCTTTAAAACCGATCTTGGCATTTATTCTGAACATTGCTTAAAAATTATAGATAAACAGGGCAAATCAAAATCGCTTGTTTTCAATGAAGCACAAAAATTATTAGATGAAAAAATACAAAAGCAATATTCTCATCATAAACGGGTCAGAATGCTCATCTTAAAGGCACGACAAACTGGCATTTCTACATATTGTCAGGCTCGAGGTTTTTGGAAAACAGCAACTAACGAAAACCTTAATGCGGTTGTGGTATCTCACTTGAATGAATCGACTAAAGCTATCTTCAGTATGGTGCGTAATTACTATGATAATTTACCGCATCCACTGGTTACTCCTGAACTCAAAGAATCGACTTCTAACTCTATGGCTTTTACGCATGGTTCTCGATGGAGAATAGCGACAGCCAGAACGGGTGAAGTTGGCAGGGGGTGGACTACGAACTATTTGCATGGCTCTGAGGTCGCTTTTTATCCGAATGCCGATATTATCCCGAGTTTGCTCCAGACAGTCCCCGAAATGGAGTCTGAAATATTATTAGAATCTACTGCAAATGGTGCTGGAGGGTGGTTTTATGATGCGTGTATGAGAGCTCTGCGAGGCGAAGGTGAGTGGGATATATGTTTTATACCTTGGTTTCTGATGCCCGAATATAAGCGTAAGACGGATAAATATTTTGAATTAGAACGAGAAGAAGAAGATGTGAAGGCTATGTATGATCTTACGGATGAGCAAATACTCTATCGCAGATTAAAAATACAAGAACTTGGCTCGGAAGAACTATTCAGACAGGAATACCCTTCTACCCCGCAAGAGGCATTTTTAACAACAGGTAGATTATTCGTAGAGCCGAAATACATAGACCAAGCTGCTTTAGAGTGCTTTACCCCGATTTCCCGCCTCGATGTGCGAGAAAGCGATTTAATAGAACACAAAAATGGGCTCCTAAAAATTTTCGAGAATCCAAGGGATTCTCTAAGATATTGTATAGGAGTAGATGTTGCGGAGGGACTCGAGCACGGAGATTACAGCTGCATCCAAGTTTTAGACCATCTCGGCAATCAAGTCGCCACATGGACAGGTCATGTAGACCCGTTTGATCTTGCTCACATAGTTTTAAAAATAGCAGTTTTTTATAATAAAGCTTGGACCTTAATAGAAAGAAACAATCACGGCTTAACTACAATAAGAAAAATGCAAGAACTTAATTATCCAAACTTATTTGTAGAACAGACTGTCGATGATGCTTATGTTGATAAGCTCACCAGACGAGCAGGTTTCTTAACAACAACAAAAACAAAGCCATTAATTATTGATAACCTAGTACATTTATTACGACAAGGCGAGTCTGGAATAGTTGATATGGAACTTATAAATGAATTAAGAACTTATGTGGTAGATGCTAGAGGAATAACTAATGCACAATCTGGATGTTTTGATGATAGAATAATGGCTTACAGCATTGCTTTGTTTGGTTTGAACAGTATGCCGAGAAAGCACCGACAAACTTTTCGTAAAGAAAGAAAGGAATATTTTTATTAAATGGACAACGAAGAATTAAATCCCGAAGGCATTTCAGTTAGTGAAATTGAAGAACAAGAAAACCTACAGACTCTTGGCGGAATGCTACGAGCTAAGTTTGAAGAGTATAGAGATGCTCGTAATGATGTGGAAAGCGATTGGATTGAAGATTTAAGAAGCTTTATGGGTCAATACGACCCAGAAATTTTATCTAAAATAGAACAAAAAGGGGATAGATCACAAGTTTATGTAGGTCTTACCCGTACAAAAGTATTAGCCGCTTACTCTCGTATCACCGATTTATTATTTCAAGCTGGTCAAAAATTTTTCACAATAGAAGAAACTCCTGTACTTAAAGCCCCTGTTTTAGAAATGCAACTCGCAGAACGAGCAGCTCAAGAAATTCAAATTGCCGCAGAACAAATAGGCACTGAAAAATTAGAGCCATTAATCGAAAAGCGTATTGAAGAACTTAAAGAGGAGCTAAAAGAGGAAGCTGAAAGAAGAGTTGAGGCTATGTCTGAGACTATAGAAGATCAAGCCATAGAAAATAATTTAGAAGGCAGAATGAAAGATGCCATTATGGAACAAGTAATTTTTGGCACAGGTGCTATGAAAGCTGGTACTTTAAAAATAAATAAAGACCATAAGTGGATAAAAGGCGAAGAAGGCTTCTCTGTTTTAATTGAAGAAGAACCAATGCCTGAAATGGAAGCAGTTTCTGTATTTGATTTATATCCAGACCCTTATGCAACTTCAGTTGAAGATATGAGAAACATATTTAGAAGGCATATAATTTCAAAACAAGATTTATCAGACTTAAGAGATTTTCCTAACTTTGACTCTAAAGCTATAGAAGATTGTTTATTTTATTACAGGGATGGAAATCACGAAGAACAACAGCATGAGACAGATAGAAGAGTAATAGCAAATATAAAAAGCTATGCAGACAAAACTTATAAATATGAAATTTTAGAATTTTGGGGTTCTTTAAGTGGTTTGGATTTACAGGATTTAGGAATTGATTTTGACCCTGCTGATGATCTTACTCAAGAATATCAATGTAATATTTGGCTGTTAGAAGATAAGATAATTAAAGCACAATTAAATCCTTTAGCAGGTGGACAAATACCTTACTTTATATTTCCTTACGAAAAAAATCCGCATTCTTTTTGGGGTACTGGAGTTCCTCGTATGATGAGAGATTCTCAAAATACAATGAATGCAGCAACAAGAATTTTGTTAGATAATGTGGCTCTTTCTTCAGGACCAATGGTGGAAGTTAATAATGATCTTTTAGCCTCTGGTGAGGACCCAACAGATATGTACCCTTGGCGAGTATTTTTAAGAGAGGGTGGCGATGGTAATCAACCTATGGTTAGATTCTATCAGCCTCAATCAAACACTCCTTCTTTAACATCTTTAATAGAATTGTTTAGAAGATTTGCAGATGAAACAACTGCCTTACCTTCTTATACGCACGGACAAACACAAAGTTCATTAAATAGAACTGCAACTGGTATTTCTATTTTAATGTCAAATGCAAATATAGTTTTAAAATCAGTTATAAAAAATATAGATGATTTTTTAACCAAGCCATTAGTTCGATCTCTTTATGATTGGAATATGACTTGGAATGATGATGAAAGCATAAAATCTGATATGCGTATTATCGCCAGAGGGTCTACTGCTTTAATTCAAAAAGAAGTACAGTCGCAAAGACTGCTTCAATTCTTATCTCTCATCAATAATCCTATGGATGCACAAATGGTTAAGAGAGAGAATCTCTTAGTTGATATAGCTAAATCATTAGATATTGACCCAGATGAGGTAATTAAAACACAACAGGAGTTAATGAATGAACAAGCATTACAACAAGCTCTCGCCCAAAGCCTCCAAGGCGGTGAGACAAATCAAAACCCAAATGCCGATGGAATGGTCGGACCTGATGCAAGAAATGGAACTCCTTCGCCAAGCGGAGAGGGACCAGTTGGAAATAACGGACAACTGCCGCTTTAGTCAAGGTCGTTGCGACATTTTTAAGTTTGTAGTATCTTTAGAAGAGATAGCTGATAAAGTTATCGACTCGTTAGGTACCCGAAAGGACACATCTAATATATATAAATAATTTTAATCGACACCCCAAAATAGGACCGAGAAAAATGGCAAGACAAAAAACTAGAGGCGAGGTAATCGCTGAAAGGCTTGAACAAGAAGCTGAAGAGATGATACAGCAGGTGCAAGACGATCAGAAGGAATCCGAACCAGAAGCAAAGGGACTCGCTATCCCCGAAGCTGAAGAGGTTCAGGACACCCCCGAAGAAGTCATTGAGGAAGCTGAAAACACACCCGAGGAATCTGCGGAGACTGTGGAAGCATCGAATCAGGAAGAAGAGATTCAAGAAGATGAAACTGAGTCTGATAAAGGCTTATTGAACGCTGAACAATGGGAAAATAGGTATAAAAACGCACAAGCGAAAATGACCAAAGATTCCCAAAGGGCTAAAGAGCTTGAGGCAAAAGTAGTTGAAATGTCGAATACGATAGCATCTATGGAAGCCATGAAAACAAAGTCTGAATCAAACGTAGCAGAGGCTATTGAAGAGAATGTAGACCTTTCTGAGATAATTAAAGATTTTCCAGAAATAGTTAAACCTCTCCAAAAATATGTTGATGCTAGGATTGGGATGATTGATAACAAGCTTAATGAGAGTTCTAAAGAACTTCTTGCAGCCCAACAATCAGAGTTAGATAGGAAACATTTAGAGGGTATAGCTGCAGTTCATCCAGATTTTGAGACTGTTTCGAAAAGTTCGGATTTTGCTATTTGGCTTGAGAGACAAACAAAAATGTGGAAATCAGTGGCTGTCGATGGCGAAACCCAAGATGTTATTGCACTTTTATCAAAATATAAAAAAGACTTAGGTTTAGATTCTAAAAGTGTTTCTAAAGAAGAATTAGTAGAAAAGGCTAAACAAAATGTTGAACCTACACTCTCTAAGGCGAGGAAACAAAATATAGGTAGTAGTAAAAAGATTTGGTCTCGTTCTGAAATTGAGAAGCTGTCTGACAAACAATATAAAAAGTTTGAGAAAGACATAGATAGAGCTTATAGCGAGGGAAGAATAAAGGCTTAACTTTTTATTACATTTTTTTAAAACTTTTTAAATATAAAGGTGAAATAAAATGGCAATTTCTTCAAGTGGTGGAAATTTCTCATTCGCTTCAGGCGAACAACACTTCATTCCTGAAATATTTTCGAAAAAGCTTCAAGCTAAGTTTTATGCTAATACAGTTTTGGCGGAAGTCACTACTAACGAGTATGAAGGCGAAATTTCAGGGCAAGGTGATAAGGTAAACATTAGAGCCGTACCAGCAGTAACAGTTGCTGACTACACAGGTTCTTTAAGTTATGCTGATGTCACATCATCAACAATTGAGTTGAACATCAACAAAGCTAAAAGCTATGCTTTTAAAGTTGATGATATTCTCAGACAACAAGCAGACATAGACTTCATGAATGCAGCAGCAGAAGATGCGGCTCAAAACATGAAGATTGCAATTGAGCAAGATGTGTTCGCTAACATTGGAGCAGGTTCCTCTTTAACAGACGTTAATAGTAGTGAAGCTGGTACTAATGCTGGTAACATCTTAGGTCATATTTTGACTGCTGGTAGAACGCTGGATGAAAACAATATCCCAGAAACCGAAAGGTTTATGATTATTGACCCAGCAACAGCTGCGATTATCAAAAACTCAGACCTAAAACAGGCATACCTAACAGGTGATGCTGAGTCACCAATTAGAAATGGTAATATTGGAATGATAGACAGATTTACTGTTTATGTTTCTAACAACTTGCCTTCTAGTGGTTCTGTGACTACAGGTCTTTTTGGACATCCTAAAGCTGTAGCATACGCTTCTCAAATGACTAACACTGAAACTGTAAGATTAGAATCTGCATTTGGTGATGGTGTAAGAGGTTTAGCTGTATATGGGTACAAGGTAATTGTCCCAACTGCTATGGGCGAAATTAAGTTAAATTCTTAATAATTAAGTGTGGGGAGCTTCGGCTCCCCCTCTTTTAAGGAGGTGCTATGCCAAAAGGTACAAAAAGAGAAGCCTTAGAAAAAAGGCTCAAATCCCAAGGTAAAAAGAAAGGTCTTAAAGGGGCTAAACTCAATGCATATATTTATGGAACTTTAACTAAAGTTATGGGTCCGAAAGGTGCGAAGAAAGCTTCTAAAAGTGGTAAAATTAGAGCAAAGAAAAAAAAATGACATTAACAAAAGATAAAATAATTGAAGAGGCAAAAGATAAATATAATGTTTCTTTAAATCCAAAAAATAAGTTGGCTGATTTAGAAGCACAACTTAATAATTTGAAAGAAAAAAATAAACTAACAAAAAAACAAAAGAAAGATAAAAAAGTTTCTAAAACTCCTTTATTTTCAAGAGGAAGTTTTGGCAAAATTATTACTTACAATCCTATTCATAGAGATGAATATTGGACCTTTCTCTATAGTGAAGATTCTTTAACTGATGAGGAGAAAAAATCTTTAGGATTATAAAATGGCAACAATAAGGGTAATAGATTTAATTGACAAAGCAGAAGAGATTTTACAAGACATTACAAATGTAAAATGGTCTCAACAAAGTTTATTAAATTATTTGAATGATGCACAAAGAGAAATAGTTCTTGTTAGACCAGATGCAAATCCAGTCAATGCAGCTTTCACTTTAGCACAATCTGCAAAACAAACTTTACCTTCAGCTGCACTAAGGCTCTTATCTTTGTATAAAAATAAAAGCCCACAAACAAAAACAATACAAAATATACAAAAAAAAGTTTTAGACGATACAGTTGTTGATTGGTATGGCACTACTAGCCTTTTTGTTGAATATTATGTTTATGATGAAAGAGACCCAAAGAATTTTTATGTTTATCCTCATCCTTCAGCTTCAGGGCATGAAGTTGATTTAGTTTACAGTTCGGCTCCTACAAACGTGACAATTGCAAATTTTGCAACCACAACAACTGTTATATCTCTTGATGATATTTATGCAAATGCTATCTTAGACTATATGTTGTATAGAGCTTATCAAAAAGACACAGAGTCAACTTCTGATATAAATAAATCTACTGTTTATTTGCAGAGTTTCAAAAGTTCATTAGGAGTCAAAAGTCAAGCTGATGCAGCTTCAACACCCAAACCATCAACACCAACAACCTAGAGCAGATTCATGAGCAGTAAAAAAATACAAACATTGGTGCCAAAAGTAAAAAGAGAGGCTCCTTCTTGTCCAGAAGCTTTGATTATAGATGAGCTAAGAAACACTTTAATAGAATTTTGTATTAGCACAGATATTTATTTAAAAGATTTAGGAATCTTGCAAGTAGTTAAAAATGTAAATGAATATTCAGATAAAGATTTAGACATACCCGCTGGAGCTGAACTTAATCATATTATAGATATATTTAAAGTTTTTTCAGATGATAGTGGCACACAATTATCGCAAAAAAGATATACAAGGATTCATCCTAAAGCACAAATAGGAGGTGTTTCTATTTATGATTTTTATGGAAAAGGACCAGTAAAATATTACACACAAAAAGATCAAGAAACTATACTTTTTGCTCCGACTCCCACTGAGAACGAAAAGCTTTATGTTTTATATTCATTAAAGCCAACACAGTCTGCATCGACTATACCTACTATAATTGCAAACGAATATTCAGAAACTGTAGTGCATGGAGCCTTATATCGACTACAAATGATGAAAGACACACCTTTTACAGATTTACAGGCAGCAGATTTAAATAAAAAAATGTATGATAAAGGACAAGCACAAGCTGTCAGAAAAACAAAATATGGCAATGTTGGTGCTCCATTAACTATTAAATATCAGGAGTTTGTATAATGGCTTACGCTACTACATTAAGAATGGTTAAAGGCGATACTTTGCCTGAACTTACCATTACTTTAAAAGATAGTAATACGGCTGCTTCAGGGCAAGTTTTAGATCAAGAAAATTCTGATACTTTTGCTAATGTAGATATTACAGGCGGAACTATAAGAATTAGAATTAGGCAAATAGGAGAAACAACAATTTTAAAAACAGTTACCGCTTCAATCACAGATGCTTCAAATGGTAAAGTTTCAATGGTTTTTCCTAGCGATACTTTCCCCGCTGCTGGACTTTATGAAGCAGAAGTTGAATTAACTAAATCTACAGGAGATATACAAACTGTTGTTGATTTAATTAAATTCAATGTGAGGGAAGATTTTGACTAATGGCATTAAAAATAAAGGTAGAGTTTCAAAAACTAAAAAGTGTTTTATCCGCACTTAATTTAAAAGCCCCTCTTCAATTTCAAAATTTATCTATTACAGATGTTTTAATAGATTCAAGCTCAACAAATTTATTTTTTATGGATGATGGCAATAATGCCGTAATTATAAATATATCTGAGTCTTTACAACTTTCTACAAGCAAACAAATTACAGATTCAATGATTGTTGCCGAACAATCAAATTTAGAAACTGCTTTAGCAAAAGGAGATATTCTTTCAGTCTCTGAAAGCGTAGCTATTATTCTTGCAAGAGAATTTAGCGAATCTTTATCTATATCTGAAAGTTCAGTGCAAGATACCGAACTGAATAAATCAGATAACACAAGCATAGCGGAAAATTATATAAGTTCTTTTTCGAGTGAAAAATCTGATTCTTATTCTGTTAGTGAATCTTCAAATGTAGTTCCTAATAAAGTTATTGGTAATCCAAATACGGGTTCCACAATTACTTATATTGTTACAGTTGCTTCTGGAGTTAATAGTTATGGTGGAGGAAATAAATTTTATTTTAATGGGGGAGTTAGCCCAGAAATAGACTTAGAATTAAATGGAACTTACAGATTCGATCAATCTCATTCAAGCAATGGCGGACATCCTCTAAGATTTTCTACAACAGGAAATGGAACTCATGGAGGCGGCAGCGAATATACAACTGGTGTTACAGTTGTAGGAACTGCTGGACAAGCTGGAGCTTATGTTGAAATAGATTTTGACACTTTTATAAACTCCCTACATTATTATTGTGCTGTACACAGCGGCATGGGAAATAAAATTGTCACTAGAGATGAACAATCAATATCTATCTCAGAGTCTTTTTCAAAAGTTACAAACTACATTCGTTCTTTAGCTGATACTTATACTTTAGATGATACTGCAAGTGCTAGTGATGATCTGGCTACGAATTCAGGTGTAAATAAAAATAATATAGTTTCTATTGCAGAATCTTTAGCTAGAATAGTAAGTTTTCAAAGGTCTTTTAATGATACTCCCGCTATAACTGAAAGCTTAAGTGTTAGTGATTTTAATAAAAGCCTAGCTGATACCTCTAGCATTGCAGAGTCTTTAGCTAGAATAGTAAATTTTCAAAGAACTTTTAACGATGCTTCTACTATAACTGAAAGTTTAAATGTTAGTGATTTTGTCAAGAGTTTAGCTGATGCTGCTAGTGTAGTTGAAAGTTTAAATATTAGTGATTTTGGCAAGGGCTTAACTGATACTCCTAGCATTACAGAATCTTTAGCTAGAATAGTAAGTTTTCAAAGGGCTTTTAATGATACTCCTGTTATAGAAGAAGCTTTTTCTTATTTAAAAGAACAAGGTGTTATATCAAATAGTGTTTCAGTATCTGAGTCAATTGCTATACAATTAACTTCAGGAGCCAATAGTGTTTTTAACACCAGTGCTCTTAACACTTACACAATAAACTCTTAAGAGGTAAAAATGTCAAATATAAATGACCAATTAAAAATGAAGGGTAAGCTGCAAATTCGACTTAATGACGAAGTTGTGCAAGAGGTAGATAATATAGTTGTTACCACTGGTAAAGGCTATGTCGCTTCTCGTATAAAAGATACTTCAGCTACTGCAATGTCTCACATGGGTATAGGCTCTGGTTCTACCGCAGCCAGTGCTTCAGACACAGCATTAGGTACACAATTAGGTAGAGTTGCTTTAACAAGTACGAATGTTTCTGGGGCTGTTGTAACTTATGTTGCAAGTTTTGCCGCTGGTACTGGTACAGGTGCTGTTACAGAAGCTGGTATTTTTAATGCTAGTTCTGGTGGTACTATGTTATGCAGAACAGTCTTTTCAGTAGTAAATAAAGGTGCATCCGACAGCATGACTGTCACTTGGACTGTTACTGTTAGTTAAAGGATTAGGTAATGGCTTTAGTTCTTGCTAACAATGCCATAACCACTCTCGCAAGTGGGATAAATGATACAGCCACTTCTATTTCTGTATCTTCAGCTACTGATTTTCCGTCTATTTCAGGTAGCCAGTTCTTCTATGTCACTATAGATGATGGCACAAATATAGAAATAGTAAAAGTTACTGGTGTATCTGGTTCTACCTTTACTGTTGTAAGAGCTCAAGACGATACATCTGCAGCTTCTTTTAGCACGGGTGTAACAGTTGCCATTCGAATAACTAAGTTAATTTTAAAAGATAATGTAACTACTACTTTAGGAGCACTGGCAGGTCAAACTATTGCCGACTCAGGCAATCTTACGCTAGATGTAGCTGGACAGATTAAATTAGATGCTGATGGTGGATTTATTGTTTTTGAAGATGGCGGAACACAATTTGGCTACATAGAAAATAGTAGTACAGATTTAGTCCTTGGAGCTAACACACAAGACAAAGACATAATTTTTAAAGGCAACGATGGTGGTTCTACGATTACTGCCCTTACCCTTGATATGTCATTAGGTGGTTCAGCATCCTTTAGCCACGATATTCAAATGGTAGATAATGGTTTACTAAGAATGGGTGCAGGTGGAGATTTAATTCTCACATCTGATGGCACTAATGGTTCTATTTTTGCTAACGAAGGCAACCTAACATTAGATACAGCAGGAGATATTATTCTTGATGCTGATGGTGGGGATATAATATTTGCAGATGGTGGAACTGAATTTGGTTCTGTAGGTAATTCAAGTGGTAGTATGTTTATTGAAGGATTACCCACTGCAGGAAAAGTAGGCTTAACCTTTTTTGGTTCTAGTATTGAACCTAGAGATGAGGGAAGTGCCTCAAATGGAGCAGTTGACTTAGGTGCAACAGGTTCACGCTTTAAAGACCTTCATCTTTCAGGCACAGCTTATACGAGTGCCATAACTACAAGTTCTGGTAATTTAACACTAGATGTAGCAGCAGATATTACCTTAGATGCAGGTGGTGGAGATATTATATTAAGTGATGATGGAACTATTGTTGGAACTATCAGCATGAACAATAATAGTGGTGATCTCTACATAAGGTCTAGGGTTCAAGATAAAGATTTAGTCTTTCAAGGTGTAGATGGAAGTTCTGTAATTGCCGCTCTTACCCTTGATATGTCAGATGCTGGTACTGCTACCTTTAATAATGGTGTTGTTGTTCAAGGTGACTTGACTGTACAAGGTACTACAACAACTTTAAATACTGCTACCCTAGATGTAGAAGATAAAAACATAACTGTAAACTTTGGCTCAGGTGATACTTCAGGTTCTGCTAATGGTGCTGGTATTACTATTCAAGATGCAGTTGATGCAAGTACAGATGCAACTATTCTTTGGGATGCAAGTAATAATGAGTTTGATTTTTCACATACTGCAAATGTAACTGGAAGTGTTGTAGCTCAAACTAAATTAGGTGTAGGTGTAAATGCTGTACATGGTTCTTATGGTCTATATAACCAAAATAATGCTTACTTTAATGGTGCTGTAACTATAGATGATACGTTGGCAATTACGGGAGGTGCTTTATCAATTACAGGTGATGGCAGTAATGCAACAACTTTAACTGAAAGTGGGTCAGGTGATTTTACTGTAGATTCAGCAGGAAACATAGTTCTTAATGCTGATGGTGGTGGCATACAGTTTTATGATGCTAGTGCTTATCTTGGTTCTCTTGGAAACTCAAGTGGGGACTTTTCTATCATGTCCAGAACAGATGATAAAGATATTGTTTTTAAAGGTATTGATGGTGGCTCAACTATAACTGCTCTAACCCTTGATATGTCTGCAGCAGGGTCAGCATTTTTTAATCACGATATAGTTTTAGGAGATAATGGAAAAGCTACTTTTGGAGCAGGTTCAGATTTACAGATTCTTCACGATGGGTCTACCAGTTTTATAAAAGACGTAGGAACAGGAAACTTAGAAATTTGGGCTGATGGTGCAGTAATTATGAAAACTGGCGATGGTTCTGAAACTAAAGCCTTGTTTGATACTAATGGTTCTGTTGACCTTTATTACGATAACTCTAAAAAATTTGAAACCACTTCAACAGGAGTAGATGTTACTGGTACAGTAGCTGGTGACGTAGTATCTGCTCATACTGCTGAAACTTCTATAGCTAGTGACGATCTCATAGCAGTCTATGACACTTCAGCAAGTGCCATTAGAAAAGCTACTATTGCAAATGCAATAGCTGCTGGACCCACTGGACCTACTGGACCTACGGGTCCAACTGGACCTGCTGGAAGTAATGGTAGTACTGGACCTACTGGTCCAACTGGACCTGCTGGAGCAGATTCAACAGTAGCTGGACCTACTGGACCTACTGGACCTACTGGACCCACTGGACCTACTGGACCTACAGGACCAGCAGGAAATGATGGAAGTGATGGAAATGATGGTGGTACTGGTCCAACTGGACCCACTGGACCTACTGGACCTACAGGACCAGCAGGAAGTGACGGAAATGATGGCGGAACTGGACCCACAGGACCCACTGGTCCTTCTGGAAGCAATGGCGGTACTGGACCCACTGGACCAACTGGTCCAACAGGACCGACTGGTGGCTTTAGCACAGGCTCAAATGCACAAGTAAACAGTTTGGGTGTTAATACAGCAGGTTCAGGAACAGCAGGTGAAATACGAGCTACTAATAATATTACTGCTTTTTATTCTGATGAAAGACTAAAAGATTTTGAAGGCACAATTGATAACGCTTTAGAAAAAGTAAAACAATTAAATGGTTATTATTTCCAAGAAAATCAAACAGCTAAAGCTCTTGGTTATGAAAACAACAGACTTCAAGTTGGAGTATCTGCTCAAGAAGTACAAAAAGTATTGCCTGAAGTAGTAACTGCAGCACCAATAGATGATAAATATCTAACAGTTTGGTACGACAAACTTATACCTTTACTTATTGAAGCTATAAAAGAACTTGAGGAAAAGGTAGAAAAATTAGAGGCTAAATAATGGCTACAGTTGCATCTGGACAAATAGATATGAACGCAGTCCATGTTGAACTAGGAGGAGGTTCAGGCAATTCTATTGGTTTTAATGACGCTGACTTACGATTAATGTGTGGCTCTAATCAAAACACTCAATTTGGAATGGCAAATATGTACGCTAAAGCTGCTGACTTTGTACAAAGTGGCACAGTCGGAGCTGGGTCAGTAACTTTTACACAAAGCTATATAAGCATAACAAGTTATTACAGAGGTTTTCATGCTAATACTTCACCTTCAAATTTAAGTCCTACTAGTGATTCTGATTATATGGGCGGAGGAACTATTACTGGAGTTTATTGTAGTTCAAATACTATATTAGGAACTGGGTCTAAAAATTTTGAAATTACTTCAAATGCATCTAATATAACTAATGACGACAACAATGTTTTTAATAGTGTTGTAGTCAACGCAACTACTTTTGATAGGGGAGATTTTACTTTTTCAAGTACTGCTAATTCTACAGTCCTAGCTATAAGCACTACAGCTCCGAATGTAGGTTTTACGAGTAATACAGATACAATAGCTCCTTTTCCTGCTAATAACACAACTTACTATGTAACTTTTAGGAGAAGAGTTTAAGATGACTAAAGTGGTAGTTACAGAGAGTACAGACTCATATCAGGACAGGACTGCGGAAGAAAAAATTACTCATTGGCGAACCGATAACGATTACAAAAGATTAACCCTTTATACTAATCATCCAGTATCTGGTGAAGAAATGTATTGGGAGTTTGATAAACATTCTACTGATGAATTATTGACACAAGAATCAGATGGATTATTTTCAATCGAAAGTGACCAACTAGACTATATAAAAGATTTGTGGGAAGTAAAAATTTGGGATAAAGAAATATTATATTATCAAGGTAACACTTTATTCAAAGTACCAACAGAAACAGATATTCCTGCAGAGTGGTTAGGAGAATGTAAAATTATAGCAAAAGAAACAGGTATGTGGGATGAAGTCTATGTTAATAAAGAACTAGTCAAAATAGATTATCAAATAGGTTGTACAGGTCCTGAGGGTGAAGAAGTAGATGCTTTGATAACTAAAATAAATTCTAAATTTTCTAATCAACCTGACTTTAAAGCAAAACCTTTTAATATTGTTGGTAAATATTATGACAATCATACTATAAGACCGCCTTACTCTAGCAATAATACGATTACTTTTTACGAAATGTATTATGAAAAAGCTGCTTATAGTAATCTTTTAGCTACTTACAAAGTTCCAGTTCATTCTTATAGTTTTAGATGGTGGTATGGAAAAAAATATGATTTAGATAGTTCTAAAGAATACTTAAAAGTCGTAATAGTAGGTAACGAAACCACTGATAATTATCAAACTAATCCTGATTCTTTTATTGCGAGACCGCCTTTACCTGTTTGTTACGATCATTACTTTGCTAAGATATATGATATTAATGGAGTTGAGGCTGATGAGTACGATGTGTTTTTTACTTCTACACCTAACATAATGAAAAAATACTGTGAAAAATATTCACTTGAATTTCCTTTGCCAGATAATAAAATGCAATCTACTGTTTGGAACTTTGGTCTAGTTTATGACAAAAACACTTTGGCAATAAAACAAGTTAAAGCTTACATTAAAATACCTCAAACTCCTGCAAACTGGTTGATATAAAAAATATGTTCTTAAAAAAACATTTTGATTTAATAATAAATACTTGTTACGAAGAACCTACCAAATATAAAGAAACTACACCTCATTATTTAAAGCCATCTAAAATTTCTTGGTGGAACAAATTAAAAGTTTCTGCTGACCCAGAGAAAAAAACACCAGCAGAGCATGAAGCAGCAATGTTAGAAAATGGTGAGCCTATTTTAAATATGAAGTCTTGCACAGGGTTTATAGAGTTTTATCAAAATGCTATAGCTTTACCTTGTCCTTTCGATATAAAAATTAAATACAATAAAGAAAAAGATAAATTAGACTGGATTCCTAATTACAGTTTTAATGGACCTATAGAATATCAAGGATTTAATGAAGCATCTCATGTTCCAGTTGTGCAAACTCACGCTGCTGAACAATGGGGAGATGCTTTTCCAGACATGAGACAATTAAAATTATCTTACCCTTGGTATATTGAAGGACCTAAAGATCATAAGTTTTTATTAACAAATAATTATTGGCAGTCAAAAAAAAATATACAAGTATTAAACGGAGTGCTTGAATTTTATTATGCTCATCAAATGCACATTCAATTTTTTACTGAAGCTAAGTCACAAGAATTAAATTTTAAATATGGTGAGTCTCCTGCAGTATTAGTACCGCTACAAGGCAAAACAAAATATAAAATACATTACAACCATATACCAGCTACCGAATGGAACAAAACTCTTGCAAGTAGTATGTACCCTTATGGCTCAAGAGTTGTAGCTAATAAATATCAAAAACATAAAAAGATGATAGACAAGCTTACTAAAACAAAATGAAAGCAGAATTTAAAAAAGCTAATAAAAATTTTAATAAAAAAATTGAACTAGAAAAAAAATATAGAGAATATTACAAAAAAAAATTTCATAGTGGAGAAACAAAATGCTTGGAAGAATAGCAATTTTTGAAAACCCAAATGAAGAATTATTAAAATATCTAGATAACTTGCATCTTCATGTTTTAGAAAATGTACCTATTGAAAAAGCAGAAATAGGTTTTGAAGAAAATGCAAAAGAAGATGATAAATATAGAGTTACACAACTACGTTGGTTAAATGACTCTATGCCAAATCTATATAAAGAAGCTAAAGATTTAGCAGACAATTATGTAAACAAAGCTAATATGGATTGGTTTGGTTTTGATCTATCAGGAGTGTGTAGATACATTCAACACACAGAATATAATAAAGGTAGTTTTTATAACTGGCATCAAGACTCTTTTTTAGGAGAAGCTAAACAAGGTATGTATGAAAGAAAGCTAAGTTTTTCTATACAATTATCTGAATCAGATTCTTATACTGGCGGAGATTTAGAATTTACAGATATACCTAATACGCCAGAACTAAAAGAGACATTAAGAAAAAAAGGCACGGTAATAGTTTTTCCTTCTTTTTTACAACATCGTGTTACTGAAGTTACTAAAGGACAACGTCATGCTTTAGTAGGTTGGCGAGAAGGAAAACAATGGACATAAAATGAGTAATTGGAAATATTTTACAGAAGACGAACTTAAGTGCAAACATACAGGTATCTGTGGTATGGACTCAGAATTTATGGAA